CCTACCATCGTTAGGCTCCCCATGATCTCCTCGTTCTTCTCCGGAATCGGCTACCTGATCGGCATCGTCTTAGGTGTCGGCATGATTGCTGTCGGACTCGTGATCGTCGTGGGCGTCCTCGGTTGGATGCTCCGCACCGGTCTCAGGTTCGCCATCGACGTATTCAGCGGATTCGTCCCAGGTCTACGACGATGGGCGAAGCGCAACGACCAGACCACCGACCTCTGAAAGGACCTACCCCATGTCCCGCAAGCACACGATCTCGTTACTCGGCGCGCTCGTCGTCGGTGGTGCCAGCGTCGCCCTGTTCGGACTGATCGGGGCCGCCTTCGTAGGCGTCGTCCTCATCGTCCTGGCGGGCCTGATCTGGTTGGTGTGGGGCGGATGACTGTCGCCCCATCGTGTAATGTCTGACGGGCAGGACCAAAGAGCCTGCCCCATTGGATAGTTCGAAGCGAAGACCCCCACCTGAGTAGGACCGGGTGGGGGTCTTCTTCGTCCGATCTGTTGCCTATCCCTCGTCATCGTGTATTCTGACCGGGCTGGTGTAAATCAGTGGACGAAAGGATAACGACCATGACCACGGACACCCTGGAAGAACTCCCGAACGTCAAGTCCCGCATGATGTTCGACCAGAAACTCTGGGAGGCTCTGGCCCCCGACCGGGAGAAATTTCCCTACCTCCGACCGCGCCACGACGCGGCCACCATCTTCCCATGCCCCGGATGCGGGAAGGACACCCGCGGCCGGGGCGTGTCGGCGGAGGAGGCTCCCGGAACGGTGGTGCGCTACACCTCGAACGGTCTCTGTGACCGATGCTGGAAGATCCACCCCCACCTCCGGCCCGGCCAGGGGGAGACGCGGATCCAGCTCTCCCGTGACACCCTGACCACCTGCCCCGGCACCGAGGGCCGCCCGTGCGGGAAGCGGACCCGGTCCCAGTACGAACCAGCCGAGAAACACCCCGGAACCTCCGAGCGCGTGAACAATACGGGGATCTGCCGACCGTGCTACCGACGAAAGACAGGGAAACGATGACCATAGGACCGATCCTGTTGGGCGTAGATCAGCCCGAAGCCTTCGGCCGCGCGATCACCGCCGCCGGGCGCACCGGCCACCGATACCGTGTCCAGAAAGGGGTGTGGACCGGCATGTGGTACGCACGCCCCGTCACCGAACCGAGGAGAACCCATCATGGCTGAACGCCGACCCGCCCGCCGGACCAAGTGCGCCTTCGACGGATGCGACTGGTTCGTGACCACCGCCGAGTACGTGGGCGGTCCCCACTTCATCCAGGATCGACCGAAGGACGTCATCATGGCCGAGGCCCAGCGGCACATGGAGCGCGCCCACTTCGGCAAGACTACCCAGGTGTTCACGTGACGCGCCCGGAGCCGCGGCGGGCGGATCCCGTCCTCGTCCTCCTCGGGATCCTGGTGACCACGGTCCTCCTGGTCTCGCTCCCGGTCCTGGACGCTGTACTGAACGGAGGATGACGTGACCACCGACGAACTACGCGAAGCCCTGTTCCTCCTGGACGAGTGGGAGTCCGGCGTCGGGTACGTCCCCGGACTGACCCACGCCGTCGACAAGGTCCGCGAGGTGATCCACAACCACATCGACTACCTGGAGGAGTAGACCCTCCCATACCACACAAAGACCCCGGACGCTGGTTCGGGGTCTTTGTCGTGTATTGTCCGGAGTGTCTGACACCTACCACCTGGAGGACCCCGTGACCCGAACCCCCGGCACCGTCGCCATACCGGATCCCGAGACCCAAGCACTGTGCCGGCTGACCCCCGAGGTCCACGTCATGCGCGCGGCCCTGGGCGCCCCGACGAACTGTTACCAGTGCCGACTGGACTTCGACGTCGACAGTCCCGGATGCGCCAATCACTCCGCCAAGGCCGACCAGTGGGCCGCGTGCATCGCGTGCGGGGACCTGGTCACCCGCGCGGCGTGCGCCGCGGACAACGGCCGGAGGACCTGGTTCCACGTCCGGGAGGCGACGGACACGTTCGTCGGCGCCGGCGGGCTGTCCATCGAGTGTCACCACCCGGCACCGACCCCGGCGCCGTACCTCACCGAGGAACAGGCCGGATTCATCGAGGCCATCACCAAGACCTTCACCCCGGCCCAGCGCGCCCAGGCTACCGAGCTGTACCTCCGTCTCCCAGCCGAGCGACGGGATGGGTTCCTGAACCGGTGCCGGTTCGTCTGGACCATCGTCCGCGCGGTGATGGACGAGACGGTCGGGGGTCGGTGACCATGAGCAACTACCCGAGGCCGCTGATCGTCGGTGGTCGCAAGATCACCCGGACCGGTCCCCAGTCCGCATCGTGGGTCGGCGTCGAATACATCGTCCCGTCGTGGCTCCTGGACCACATCGAGGCGACCAGCCGCCCCGCTGATCCGGAGGAGATCCCGACCGTCGACCCGGACGAGGTGTGCGGATGCCGACCCCTGTTCCCCGTCGAGGCCGTCGCGATCGAGGACGAGTCCTTCGTGGACGTGGCCCGGCGGCTGTCCCAGGAGCGCGTGACGGGAGAGTTCGAGACGACCTACCACCTCCCGCCTTCGATCCCGACCACGGTCCCGACCCCGGACCTGTTCGAGATCCCGCCGGAGCCGACGAACCCCTACGTCTACATCGAGGGGAAGACCGCGTACCCGGCGGTGATGTACGCCGTCGACACCCTGGCCGTCAGTGAGCGGCACCAGGACAGTCCGATCACCGACGCCGCCCAGGAGCGACTGGACCAATACAAGGTGTGGGTGGCGTGGCGCGACAAGTACCGGCCGGAGCCGGTCAAGACGGCCGACTACGGTCCCCAGTCCATCGAGTACCTGGGTCTGGACTACCGAGGTGAAGCGTGAGCTGGGAGCCGGACGACCACCTCGTCCCGGCCGCGCTCCTGGGGAACGTGAAGGTCAAGACCCTCGATCCGTTCGATCGCGCGTGGGTCATCGCCGGACTGTTCCGGGAGGGCCTGACCGCCGAGACGATCGCGGAGAAGTGCGCGTGCTCGCTGCGGTTGGTATTCCAGATCAAGGCCGAGCCGATCACCGTCGCCTTCTCCTACGTCCAGGAACAGATGGCCGAGGCCGAGCGTCAGCGGACCGCCCAGGAGTCCAAGATCAGCCTCCTCCGGTCCAAACTCGTCCAGGCCGAGCTGGACGTCGACCGGTACCGGGGACGACTCTACGGCCGGTCGGTCACCCGGTAGGTCGGCCCCCAGACACCAAAGAACCCCCACCCGATCGGGTGGGGGTTCTTCTGTCACGTGACGTTAGGCAGCGAGGAAAGCCTCGACGGTGTCGTTGTAGCCGAGGGTGAAGTGGTAGGAGTCCGCGAGGTGGTCGGGGGTGGAGCGGCCGAAGGAGCGGACGGAGGGAGGGAACATGCCGGGGCGGTAGGAGCCGGCGATAGCGGCCTCGGCGGCGGCGACGCCCTTCGCGTAGTGGGTGTTCTCCATGATGTCCTCCAGGTGGTCGGTGTTCCTTGCGATGAACCTAGAATACACGACGGGGCGGGGGTTGTCTACCTAGCCCCGTCGGCCCAGGTCAGACCAGCTCGCGGAGGACGGCGGCCGCCAGGAGGGGCGGGACCGCGTCCCCGACCTGTTGGAAGGTCTGGCCCTTGTTCCCCTGCCAGGGGTAGTCGGCGGGGAACGACTGGAGGACGGCGGCCTCATCGATGGTGACCCGGCGTCCGGTCGTCGCCGCAATCCCGGTCAGGGTCGTGGGGTCCTCCCACCGGAACCCCTTGGAGGTCAGGGTGACCGACGGGTGATCCAGTTCGCGGATCGTCCGTCCGCGGTCGGCCGCCGTGGTTCCCGCCGATCCGCCGTTCGAGTAGTTCGACCGCTGGACGACCTTCTCGATCCATCGCCCCGCCTCGTGCTCGGTGGCGATGGTCTTCCGCGCTCCGGATCCGCCGATCGCTTGGGAGTCAGGGCCGCCCGACGCCGTCCCGGCCGCGACCGTCGGGTAGGGGCGGTGGGTCATCCCCCACTTCAGCGCGTCGGCCATCGACACCCAGGGCAGGACACCGGGGTCCAGCTTGTCGGGGGTCCGGGAGTAGTAGCGGGAGTGGGTCGGCGCCGGGGCCGTGACCGTCTTCGTCCGCGAGGCCATGAGGATCGCCCGGCGGCGGGTCTGGGGGACGCCGTACTGTTCGGCGTTCGCGACGAACACCACGACGTCGTACCCGAGTTCGCGGAGAACCTCGGCGTACGCCTCCCAGATCACCCGGACCGGGACCACCTGTTCGAGCATGATCCATCGGGGGTTCAGCGCGAGGATCCACCGGAGGGGTTCGAGGACGAGGACCGAGCGGTCATCCTTCATCGAGGCGTGGAGGCCGTCGATCTCGGCGACGGCGTCCTCGTAGGTCCGGATCCGGGAGATCGCGTCGATCAGGAGCGCGGCATCCTTGCGGCCCTCACCCTTGCCCGCGGGGGAGAACCCCTGGCACGGCGGCGTACCGATGACACCGTGGACGGCCGACAGTTCCGGGACCCGCCGGGGGTCGACCTTGGCGATGTCGGCCTGGACCCGCTCGTGTCCGGCGGCGCGGGCGGTGGCACACGCGTGCTCGTCCCACTCGTATCCGTTGGACTTCAGGTCGGGGGCGGCCATCCGCAACCCCTCCGAGGTCCCGCCCGGTCCGGCGAACAACTCCACGACGTCGTACATGGTGATTCCTTTCGATGTGGTCGAACAGGACAATACACGACGATGGGGTAAACACGAAACAACCCCCGAACCGGACGGGTCGGGGGTTGTTCGGGGAGAAGGGGATTACGCCGGCGCGAGCGATCCGCGGAGGGCGCCGAGGAACACCTGGGCCGGGTCGACGTGGGCCTGGAGGTCCGCGATCAGCTTCCGGGTGATCGCGTCGTAGTCGATCTTCGGCGCGAAGGCCATCGCCGCCAACACCTCCGCCCAGTGCTCGGGAAGGACCACCCACTCGTCCACGACGTAGATCTGGGTCGACTCGGAGGAGTTGTTCGCGTCGGTGAGCGGGAAGTGGTTCCAGCCGCCTCCGTGGTCGTCACCCACCCAGTTCAGGCGACGGTCGGCCCGGTAGGTGAACGGGAGCGGGTCGTCGCCGGGCAGGACCAAGGCCCCGTTCACGACGATGGACACGTCGACGTATCGCTCCTGGACGCTGAAGTCGTCGATGGTCACGTCCAGCTCGTCGTCGAACCGGATGATGGTCTCGCGCATGGGTTACTCCTCGGGGTAGGTCATGGAGCGGGGACCCGGCCGGTTGCCGGGTCCCCGTCAGGTGTAGTGGGCGGCTATGCGTTCGCGTCGGCGGAATAGGTCTCCGCCTCCTGGACGGTGTTGAACCGGCGGCCGTCACTCGCGACGAAGTCGAGGGCGGTGGTGTCGAACTGGTAGACGATCGGCCGGCCGTCCTCCTCGGTGGCTGGGGCGGGGATGGTGCCCTCTCCAAGTCCATGCTCCGCCAGCGCGGACGCGGCGGCCTTGTAGTCGGTGGCGGACGGCTCGGCGGGCGTGGCCGGGACGGGGGTCTCGGTGATGGTGCCGGGGGTCTGGGCGTACATGGTTGCTCCTTCTATTCGGGGGTCTTCGGGTGGATGGTGAGGACCTGGTCGTAGGTCACCTTGATCGGGACGTGGACGTCCTGTTCGTTCACCAGGTACAGGCGGACGTCCTCCAGGTTCACGGAGTACCCGACCAGACGCGCGGCGTGGATGGTGGTGTCGAACCCCTGGGTGGAGTCATACCGGAATGTGATGGGGTGTTCCAGGTACCGGGCCGTCAGTGATCCGGCCAGGACCACCTCCGGGGATTCCTCCAGCTCTGCCTTTTCCCCGACCTCCTCGTCGAGGTCTTCGGTAGGCCAGGAGTACATCTCCGTGGTGAGGACGGAGGACCGTTCCTCGACGTGGGCCTTCCCCTCGGAGTCCAGGACGGTGATGACCACCTGACCCTTCGATGGCCGGGTGACGTTGAGGACCTCACACACCCCGCGGTGGGCGACCTCGACGCGGTCCCCCTTGTGGACGTTCTTCCACTGGACCAACGTGGGCTTGGGGTCCGAGGATGCGCCGATGACGTCCTCCTCGTCGACGGTCGGCCGGTCGTACAGCGTCGTCTCCTCGTTGCTGTGCCGGGTGACGTTCCGCTGGGTTCCGTCCTCTCCCCGGTAGTGGACGATGACGTCGTCCTCATGCACGAAATGGGGTTCGATGCGGTCCACCCGGACGCGTACTCCAATGACGGCGATCTCGTCGCCCTTCCGGACGTCGCCGAATCGGATGCTGGTCACTGGTTGATCTCCTCGTGGTAGGTGTCGGCGATCTTGACGCCGACGACGACGAACAGGGACATCACCGACAGGCCGCCGGTGACGTAGATAGCGAACCGAAGCCAGACGGGGAAGCCGGACTCCTCGATGAAGGCCCGGAGACCTCCGACGGCCAGGAACAGGACCAGCCCGAGGGCGATGTACTTGACGGCGGCGCGGGCGGTGGCGGTCAGCTGCAACGTGGGTTCTCCGTGATCAGGTGGTAGGGGACGGGGTCGGTCACTTGCCGTAGCGGGTGAGGACGGCGGTCTCGATGAGGTCCCAGTCCGATCGGGCGATCTCCATCCCCCAGGTGATCCCGAGGGCACCGGCCGCGCGCTGGGCCTCCAGGTGGGTGAGCGGGGTCGGGCGGGCGATCCGGGTCGCGAGGGCGGGCATGACGTCGGTGAGGGTGATGGTCGCGGACATGGTGCGCTCCTTTGGTCGGTGGTCGTTCCCTTCGATGAACACGACAATACACGTCCATATGGGGGTTGTCTACTCCAGGCAGACACGACGAAGGGGACGAGGCCCACGGCCCCGTCCCCTCCAGCTCGGGCGGCTAGATCCAGCCCATCTCCATCGCGTACGCGACGCCGGCAACCGCGCCGACGGCGGCACCGATCAACCAGGCGAACGTCAGAGATCCCTCCATGTCCCTCACCCCCTCCCCTTCGTGGTCGGGTCCTCGTGGGGAGTCAACCAGCTCCGGACGATCTCGTAGAGGTTTCGGGTGGTCTTGGTCCCGGCGCCGATGACGTCCAGGGGGACGATGTCCGTCCCGTACCCCATCGACGCCGACCGGACGATCCCCGACGCGGTGTAGTCGACTTCGATCACGACACCACCCTTCTCGAACGTCACGCGCGGTCCCCGGTCTCGGTGCCCCCAGCCGTGCCGATGGGCGTCGTCGAGGAGCCGGGTCCGCGCGGAGTAGGCGCCCGGCCGCGCTCGGTGGACGCGCGGGGCCGTCATGCTGCCACCAGGATCGTGATAGCCAGGACGACCTCCCCGATGATCGCGACCACCGCGACCCCAAGTGCCCACGCCGAACGGGTCTGGAACACATCCAGCTTGTTCCCGATCCGGGTGATGTCGTGGTAGTGGGAGTCGAGTCGCCCACGCTGGGTTTCCAGGCGCGTGTTCGTCCCCCGCTCCAGCTCCGCGACGTCGTGACGGAGCTTGACCAGCTCCGGGTCGGGGACGTGCCCGCCGGGGCCGACGATGATCCGGCAGAGCTGGAACGCGCGCTCCTGGGGGTCGTCCGGAATCCAGTCCGACGTGCCGACTTCCACGTCGTCGTACTCGACGCGTTCCAGGTTCCCGTCCTCGTCGAAGTGGACGGTCAGTCGCGGGCGGTTGGTCTTCCGTAATTCGTCCCGGCGGCCGACCCGGTCGACGGTCCATCCGCTGTCGAGGGCGAGGTCGATGAGTCCGTCACGGGACGCGTTCACGGCGGTCTTGGTGGTCATGGGTGTGGTCTCCTCGGTGGAAGGTGTGGGCTGGTCGGTCATGCCAACCACGCCCCGAAGGTGATGGAGGCCCCGGCGATCAGGATCGCGATCAGGGCGATACTCACGACCGGGATCGGGACTTCGGGCTGGGTACGTCGGCGGTAGGTGAGGTGGGTATGGACAGGACAATACACGGAGGGGATGGGGTTGTCGAACCCCATCCCCTCCGTGGACGATCAGACGATCGCCAACTCGAACATGGTCCGGGCACCGTCGCGGTACGCCGCCCAGCGCGCCATCGTCACCTCATTGGCGAGGGCGAGGTCAAGAGCCGGGCCGTGGGTCCGGACCATCTCGACCTTGACGAGTTGATCGGCGCAATCGGCGGCCGTCTCGTGCGCGAGGATGCCCGAGGCGTAGGAGGCGTCAGCCTGGTACAGCGCCCACTTCGCCTGGGCAAAGCCCTCGACGTGAGCGCGAGCGATCATCGCCTCGTCGCGGGCAGCGCGGGCGATCTCAGCGGTGACGGTGGAGGAGAACATAACGACCCCTTTCGGGTAGTGCCGGGGCGCCCCAGGATGGGGAGCCGGGAACCGGCGGTGTCGTCTCTGTTCGATGTCCATGACAATACACGGAGGGGAGGGGGTTGTCTATTCCCCCTCCCCGTCAGCGCGTCATCCGCCGGCGGTGCCTCCGGTCGTGGACGCGACCTCCCCTGTACTCCGCGGCCAGGACGGCGGCGCGGAGGGTGAAGTACCGGGCCACCCCGACGAACCCACACCCGCCCAGGCGGAGGTCCCGGACCTGGACCTCCCATCGTCTGACGATCATCCGTCGATCCAGTCGTCCGGGGCCGGGTCGTCGACCACGGACACCACCTCGGCGTCGATGTGGTCGGCCGCGCGGTGGACGTCGACCGTCCCCGTCGCCGGCGTGATCGCCTTCTGGTCCCGGAGCTGCCCGAGGATCTTCGCCGCGGTCTCGGAGAAGTTCTCGTCCAGGGACATGACCGCGACCTTGGTCGGGGCGTAGATGCCGGTCAGCTTCGCCTCGTGGTCCGCGAGCTTGATCAGGGAGTCGTTCAGCGCGGTCAGCTTCCCGATCGCGTTGTTGTCCATCTCCGGGGCCGGGAGGTCGTTCCCCTTGTCGTCCTTGGGGACGTCCCCGTCGTAATACCTCTGGACCTGTTCGATGTGGCCGGACAGGTACGCGAGGAGGTCGTCGCGGAGCTGGAGGGTCGACGACCGGGTGTCGGCGATGACCGCCAACTGTTCGGCGACCCGGTCACGCGCCGGCTTGGCGATGATCTCGTCCAGGTACCACTGGATGTCGTTCGACACCGTCGTGGGCGAGGTGTTCAGTACCTTCGCGATCTCGGCGGTCGTCTTGTCCCGGAGCCGGAGCTGGAGCGCGGTTGCGGCCCGGATCTGTTTCGCCGCGGCCTGCGCCGACAACGACGTCCGGGTCTGACGCTTACGGGGAGGCATCGTCCTCGTCCTCTCGTTCCTTCTCGACTTCGATCCCCCGGAGGCCGGCGGCGATCAGACGCTCTCCCAGGGCGATGGCTTCGGTCGGGGTCAGGTAATGCCCGCTGTACCCCGTCATCGACAGGATCACGTCTCCGTCATGGTCGACGGCGGCGACTCGTTCGACGATCTGGTCCTTGGACTTCGTCGTCCACCGATGTTGGCCGTACTCGCTCCCGTTCGCCTTCGGGACCTCGAACACGTGGACGCCGTCGAGGGCGACCACGTCCCGTCCGGCGGCGATGTGCCCGTCCCGGAAGGAGTTCGCGGTGTTCGGCGGGGTCAGGGCGGCGATCCACCCATTGATCGCCGCCTTTCCGATCTTGGCCTTCAGGTCGTCGTCGTTCGTCATTCGTCCTCCAGGCAGTCATCGCACATCCAGTCCAGGGAGATGAACGATTGTTCGACAGGGCCGACGGCCCCACACCGGGAGCACGCCTCGTGTGGTCTCATCGTCGGCTCCTCATCTGGTTACGGCCGACGGACCACCCCGCCATGAACATTCCCGGCGCGGACAAGGCGACGGCGAACAGGACGTCCCAGGTACTCATCACGGGAACCTCGCTTCGTTCGCGACGATGAGGGAGTCGGCGATCGAATGGAGGGCTTGGACCTGGGCGATGGCGATGTTCAGTTCCAGGGACGGGTCCGCCTGGTTGGCCTGGAGCGCATCGACCACCGCGTTCAGTGCCTTCTTCGACGTCGCCAAGTTCTGTTTCGCCTTCTCGTGCCGGACTCGTGTATTGCTCACGACGTCACCACCGTCCGGCCCATCCGGACGGCGGCCAGGAGACGGCGGGCGTGTTCCTCGGCCTCGTCGAGGTCCATCATCCGGGGTCCGCCGTAGTACACCTTCGGGGATCCGTCACGGGTGTGGACCACGACGTTCTCGTAGGAGATGGACACGGAGTCGTCGAAGTTCTCCATGCCGGTCCAGTCGGGGAGGGTGACAGTGACCTCGGTGGTCTCGGCCGGCTCCATCCCCTCGTAGGTCTCTGGGGTCTCGGTCATGCTCGGTTCCTCTCGGTGGTCGGTACGCCGGCGACGATGGCGCCGCCGGGCCGTTCGTTGTAGTGCTCGGCCAGGAGCCGGTCGACGTCGACCGTCCGGAACAGAGCGTGGGCGCCGAACCGGTACTGGACGATGTGGCCGGGCCGGACGTGTTCGCGAGCGAACTCCGCCCTCGTCAAGCCTGTCGCGTCCAGGACCTCGGCCATCGTCTTCCAGTGTGGTCCGGTGACAACGGCCTCGGCTCGGATGATCGGCTCGGTCGCCAGACGTCGCCGGATCCAGACCGAGAATACACGTTCGTTCGGGTCTTGTCCCTTCCGCCTCGGTGGGTCGATCCGGACGTAGAAGTCGACGCCCATCCGGCTCCGGAGGCGGGACGCGTACTTCTTCGCGGCCTCGGCGTTCATCCCCGTCCGGAGTTGGACCGGCTCCCCATCGGGGACCTTCGCCAGGATCGCGAGGACGTCGTCGACCGTGTGGAGGTGTAGATGGTGACGGTTTTCAATATCATCATGATCGAATATCCGGGGACGTCGCACAGGACCGGACATTACACGTGAACAGTGTGTCCGTCCATGTCCTCCATGCATAGACCCAGGTGAGCGCGGTTAACGGGTGTGATCGTCGTGACTCACTTTGTGAACACCGTTAATCCATGTTTAACTCCCACCCATGTCTACCCCATCGAAGTTCGTCGGACTCCGCGTCCCCCATGACCTGAACGACCGCATCGAGGCCGACGCCGCCGCCCAAGGTCGCTCGGTGTCCAACCTGATCAAGCTCATCCTGACCACCCACTACGCGGCCCTCGACGCCGTCGCCGACCGGTGAGGACCCCCATGACCGTCACGACCTCCCAGGCGCCCACCTCCCCGTCCCTCCACGTCCCCCGGTCCATCGCGGACCAGTTCGCCGACCTGCTCTACCGACGACAGGAGACGGCCGCCCGGATCGACCTCCTCGGCAAGGAGTCGGCCAAGTACCGCGACTACCTCGCGCGCAACGACCGGACCTCGTCAGAGACCGCGCTGAACCCACCGAACGACAAGCGCACCATCGTCTACGCCGCCGAGCGGACTTACTCCGAGTACCAGGTCCACGCGTTCACCTCGAAGGCCGGCATCGACCTCCGCCGGACGAACCCCGAGCTGTTCGCCGAGTTCTTCACCGCCGACGACACAGCCCTGTCCCGGCTCGTGGTCACCCGGACCGGATGGTCGAACAAGGCCGCCGAGGGCGGGATCATCGGGATCGCCGGATCGACGCCGCCCGGCCTCCTCCCGATCCACACCTGGATCGACCGGGACAACTACCGGGGCAGTGCCTACGAGTGGCTATCGTTCCTCCCCAGCCGTGCGATCGGGATCCGGAAGGAGCGCACCAAGGCCCGAGCCGAGCTGGACAAGATCGACACCGTGCTGGCCGGCACCGTCTCCGACTACTGGGACCAGATGGTCTCCGCCTATCACCCCCTCGGCGTGGCATGGAACGCCCACGTCGCCAAGTTCGGATCGCGGTCCGGTCGTCCGATCGGGACCATCGCGGACCGGATCGAGGACCAGGCCCACCTCCGCCTGTCCCTCGACACCTCGGCCGGGCCGATCAACTTCGGACTCGGCCGTGGGTTCCTGGCCGACCAGACGAAGCTGACCCGCAAGGAGTTCGCGGACTACCTGGTGATCCATCCCGAGGACGCGGCGCAGCGGGTAGCGACCCGGACCTTCCCCGCCGCTACTCGTACCGAGCTGGTCGTCCACCACCTGGAGGATGCAATGGGACGCCTCCTCCGCGACGACTGGGGCGCCGACGACCCCGCGGCCTTCGAAGGGGACTAGGACCTCCCCCAACTCCTCCGAACACCGACCCACCCCTGGCGCGCGCGGCATCGCCGCATTGCGCGCGCCAGGGGTCTACCTCTGCCCCGGTATGTACCTGGTTTTGGGCATGACAAAATCCACGCGCGCATCCAGGTCCTTTACCTGTACCTGAACCACTACGTGGATATGTACCTGACGACTCGAAGTCCGGGGGTGCCTACGGCGGGGTAACCCCCCGGACTCCTCGTGGGTCGTTGTCCTGATCAATCATAAGGACCTTGTCAAGTCCAGGCTAACGAGGGTGGGTGTGTGGGGGTGATATGGACGGGAAAGGTCACGATCTGGTATCACGCGCGCACGCGAGACACGGACACTCCGGGGCAGAATGGACAAACCCCTCGGTATGTGGGTAATGTCTCCGTCACCTACCACCGAAGGAATCACCACATGACCCACACCGTGATCGGGGGCCGGTCGTTCGCGATCGTCCACCGAGGACAGCCCGGACACTTCACCCAGGGCGCGACCATCCTCCACGCCGAGCTGGGGACCGCCGGCCGGCACCTGTACGTGATCGAGGAGCTGTCCACCTGCCCCGACTCCGAGGACGTGTTCACCTACGTGGTGATGACCACCAAGGTCGACGAGGCGGAGATCGAGAACCTCCTGATCGCCTCCGAGGACATCGACCCCGTGAACGTCGAATGCTCCGGGTACGTCCTCAACCGGGCCTCGCTCGGGATCATCGTCGAGGCCCTGTTCCGGTCCTACGACATCGCGAACCTGACCGAAGGGACCGACCGATGACCTACACCAACCCCTTGAATTGGGTCGCGATGGGGGACGGCTACGACGCGCTGGTGTCCTCGGATGCGGACCTGAACCTCCGCGTCGGCATCGAACGTCGCCGGACCGAGCTGGGGACCTGGACCGTGTCGGTGAAGTTGTTCAACCACCCCCGGTTCGGCGCCGACTGGTCCACCGAACTCCGCGCCGACACCTACGTCCGGCACACCCTCCTGGCCCACGGATTCACCGAGGACCAGATCGCGACGTTCGAGATCCCGATGGACGAACCCGAGTTGCTGTCGACGGACACCGACCTGATCGACGAAGGTCTCGGGCCGGAGTGGCGGGAGATGTCGGGCTGGTGGGTCCGGGAGTACCAGGGCTACCGGCTGGAGGTCGACACCTGGGGAGAGCGGTACAAGGTCCGGGCGATCAGTTCCCCCGGTGCCGCCGACGAGAAGACCTGGACCCTGGCCCCGACCTACGAGAACCCCGTCGAGGCCGCGGGAGCCGGGGAGGACTACGTCCAGCGGAACCCGCTCACCACGGGCACCGACCTGATCGACGAGGAGCCGACCCCGGCTCGCGGCACGGTCATCGACCCCGACGAGAACATCCGCCTCATCCAGATCCTCGCGGTCCACTGGGAGACCAACCACTACGGGACCCGGACGATGACCGTCCGCGCCGAGCGTGGGATCCGGGGGCTGACCGTCGTCGCGATCGAGATCCCCGCCTCGGTGTCGGCCGGGGAGTCCCCGTCTTCCCAGTGGACGCTGGTCGTCCGGGTGGACGACTGGGACGCCGCGCGGGAGACGTACACCGCCACCGCTACCCACATGGCCCGGATCATGCGCCGCGAATACGTCCGGTGGTCGGTGTGAGCGCGCCGGGGAAGTCGACCGTCCGGCTCCCCAAGGCGTCGGTTCTGACCGCCTACGCGGCCGCCTCCGCCGTCGGCGCGGGGTTCTGGTGCCTGGACGAGTCCCCGCAGCATTGCTGGGGCGTGAAGGACGGGACGTTCGTCCGGATCTTCTACACCAACCGCGGCGGATGGGCCGCGACCATCGTCGCCCCGGACGAGCACACGGGGCCGGACACCGCCGGCGTCATCTTCCAACCGATGCGGATCGCGACATGACCGCCAAGATCATCCCGTTCCCCTCACCTACCACCGAAGGACACTCCATGACCGACACCACCGACCACCGCGCGAAGCCGATGACCCCGGCGTCCTACGACGCCCGGTTCACGTACAACTCCCACTCGAACACCTACGTCCGGATCTCGGTCATCCACCCGTCGATCGAGGGGACCGTCGACACGGAGGTCTGGGAGGTGGGCAGCACATGGAAGACCGTCACCTACTGGGTCTCTGAGACCGGCAACCCCCATACGGTGGTCGGCCTCCAGGAGGGCAACCTGTTCGAGGTCATGGAGAAGGCGAAAGTCAACCATGAGGCCGCCCTGCTGGCCCGCCGTCCGATGCCGGAGGCCCCGGTCGCACTGCCCTCCGCCCCAGGCGACGAGCTGAAGGTCTACGACGCGGTGAACCAGCCACGGCACTACCAATCCGGCCGGTTCGGGTGTGAAGCAATCGACCTCCTCCGCCATTGCACCTACGAGGGCGGCAACGCGATCAAGTACGTGTGGAGGCACGAGGACAAGGGCCGTCCCGTCGAGGACCTGAAGAAGGCCGCGGTGTACGCCTCGTGGACCGTCGAACACCGGGTCCCGGTGATCCTCCCCGGCCAGGAGTCGGCGTTCTTCGCGAAGTGGAACGAGCACGTCCGGTCGCGGTTGGCCGGCCTGCCCGACGTCTACCGCGCGATGGACTACCTCGTCCGCGGCGCCGACTACTCCGCGATCCACCTTCTGAACCGCACCATCCACGAACTGACCGAGGGGACGAACTGACATGAGCAAGCCGATCCCCTACGCCGACATCGTCTCCGCGACCTACGACAAGGCCAAGACCGAGGACTGGGAGGTGGACGAGATCTTCGCCGACGAGTTGGAGGCCGACGACATCCACGCCGTGGTCGTCACCGCCAACCGGACCCGCGGCGGGGAGTTGGTCCGGTACCAGATCGGGGACACCGAGGGGCGTGACCTCGCGATCCGGATCACCTACAAGCGACTCGACAGCGGGCACCTCGAATCTCACAACGTCACCAGCCTGGACAAGCTCGTGGTGCTGACCCCGCCGGACTGACACGCCGAGGGTAATCACGAGTTGGTGTAGCCCTCACGACAGTGTAAAGTGGCAGGTATCGGACAAACCGTCCCGTACCTGCCACTTTCGCGTTCTGCGGACATCCTCGGAAGGACCCCCAGCCCACCATGCCCCCTGTCCCCGATCTCCATTGGTTCGACCCGAACCTGAACGCCCAGATGTACTGCGGCGCCGAGGCCCACGGCGTCTTTGCCCGGACCTACGCCGGCGGCCCCGTCGCGGCCGACATCGAAACCAAGGGCATCGACATCTTCACCATCCGATGCATCACCTTCTCCTGGCACGGATCCGACGGCCGGACCCACGGGATCCTCCTGGACATGGGCCGCCGTCCCGAGGACCTCGCGGAGGCGAAGCGGATCGCCCAGCGCGCCGAACACCTGGTCTTCCATAACTCCCCGTTCGACGTCGTCCCCCTCGTCCACTTCGGGGTCATGGGGCGCGAGGAGGTGTTCCGGGTCTGGGACACCATCGTGTTGTCCCGGATGGCTTTCCCCGACGTGATGGTCCCGAAGAAGCTCGAAGCGATGGCCGTGAAGATGCGGGTGTCGGACGAGTTGCCGGACGGGCTGAAGATGATGATCAAGGCGTCCGGCCTGAAGTCCAAAGATGGCTGGTACGCCCACGGTGACATCGACCGCCCGGCCTACCGACACGGTGCCATCGCGGACACCGTCGTCACCCTCCGCCTCCTCCCGGTCCTGATCGACGCGATCCACCGCAAACTCACCGATCACCCGTTCACCGACCGCGGCCTCCAGACCACCGACGAGGCCCAGGCCCTCGTGGATCGGGAGATGCTCGTCAACCGCGTCATGCTCTGGCGGTCCGCGCGCGGGATCCGGGTGGACCTGGACTACATGCACACCTACCGGGACAGCGTGGCAGACAAGGTCGCACGCGCCGAGCTGGAGCTGAAGAACTACGGCGTCGACCCCGGCAACGGCGCCCAGCTCGTGGCGAAGCTGGACGAGGTCGGCGGCCTGCCCGAGAACTGGCCGCGTACCGCAACCGGGAAGCTCGCCTCGAACAAGGACGCGATGGAGAAGTTGGGCGACCACCCGCTCGCGCTCGCGCACCGGATCTACGCCGACGAGACGAAGATCGGGCAGTACCTCGACGCTGTCGCCTCGCGCGCCGAGGTCACCGGCCGCTGCCATCCCTCGGTCGCGATCCTCGGCGCCTCGGCCACCGGCCGGACGTCGTACTCCGACCCGCCGTTGCAACAGTTCTCCGCCGACGCGCGGCCGGTCCTGGTCGACGACGGCCAGGGCCTCATGTCCGTCGACTGGTCCGCGATCGAACCGGTCGTCGTCGCGAACATGGCCGGGGATCAGGAGTTCCTGGCCCCGTTCGTCGCCGGCGCCGACCTCTACGAACCCATCCAGCGCGCGGCCGGGATCGACCGCAAGCGCGCGAAGGTCGTCCTCCTCGGCACGCTGTACGGGGAGGGCAAAGGCAAGATGGCCGCCGACCTGAAGTGTTCGTACGAACAGGCCGTCCAGATCCAGCGCGGCATGTTCTCGGCGATGCCGAAGGTCGAACGGTTCCTGGAGACGGTCAAGTCCGTCGCGGCCCAGTTCGGGATCATCGTCACCGCCGACGGCCGGATCCTCGACGTCCCGAAGTTCAACGGGGAGGTGGCCGCGTACAAGGCCACGAACTACATCACCCAGGGGACGGCGTACTCGGTCGCCGCCGACACGATCGTCCGCCTCCACGACGCCGGTCTGTCCGACGAGATCCACCTGTTCATGCACGACGAGTTCGTGGTCTCGCGGGATGCGGCGCCGGACGTCGAGGCGATCATGCAAACCCCGCCCGAGTTCATGGTCCGCTGGACCAAGGGCCAATGCACCCGATTCCGCACCGACTCGAACGACCTCGGCGGCGCATGGGCGTACGTGTGATGGGCGCGCCGAAGCTCACCCCGGACCAGGTCCGGACCATCGTCGCCGAACACGTCCACGCCGCCGCGACCCCGCCCGAGCTGGCCGCCAAGTACGGGGTCCAGTTGATGCAGATTCACCGGATCCTGAAGGGACAGTCCTGGGTCCAGGTGACCGGCGGGGAGAACGTCTACCGCAACGACCAGACCCCGATCGTCACCGACGCCGAACTGATCCGCCTCCGCCGGCGCGGGCTGACCCAGCAAGCCATCGCGGACCGGCACATGATCTCCCAGGCCGCGGTCAGTAAACGACTCCGCCGCCTCCACTCGAAAGGACGCGTACTCGCATGACCGACTCCCCTACCACCCTGGCCGACCTCCCGGAGCCGTTCCGGGTGTGGATCGACGTGGACGACGAGACCGGGTGCTGGATCTGGGACGGCACGATCAACCCCGACGGGACCGGGGTGTGGAAGCGGGACCAGGTCCAGAAGCGCGCCCGTCGCTGGGCCTGGGAGCTGTCCGGGCGCGAGATCCCCGCCGGGACGCGCGTCTACCGCACGTGTACGGAGCCGTTGTGTGTCAACCCCGCCCACGCCGAGGCCGTCCGGCAGCGGGACCGCGCGCTTGGTCAGCCGCTCGCGGCCAACCTCGGGATCCAGAACGGCTCCGCGGTCCTGACGCCGAAGGACGTCCTGACGATCCGCAACGAGTACGCCGGCGGCGCCTCGATGCGGAAGATCGCCACCCGGACCGGGATGAGTGAGTCCGCGATCCGCGCGATCATCACCGGGACCACCTGGCGGTCGGTGACCGGCGGGACCGACATCTCCCGGTCCCTGGACCAGTTGTTCCAGGGACGGCCGGATCCCGGATACGTCCTGGAGGCCCGGCGGCTGTACGCCGAGGGAAACGGTCTGGTGGCCGTCGCGGAGAAGCTCGGCCTGTCCGCGAACACCGTCCACGGGATCGTCGCCGGCCGGACGTGGAAGCACGTCACCGGAGGCGTCGACATCACCCGGCATCGGTGGGGGTCCGGACGCCGAACAACTGTCACGCGATGACGTAGAGTTCTCACCAGGTCGGAGATCATGGTCGGTCCCCGGTCGGTTAGATTCCTTTCGAGGACAACGCCCTTGGGCGCGGACCTGAAATCCGCCAACCCAGGGGCGTTGTTCTATTTGCCCTCCTTCTCGTGTATTGTCGCTTCCGACATACTTCGTCGAAAGGATCTACCGACCATGCTCGGAACCACCCCCATCGCGGCGGTCCTCGGTTCGTGCCCGCCCAACACCTCCGACCTGCCCACCCTGAAGCAGTTCGTCCGCGCAACCTCCGACATCGGCCTGGCCCTCATGTTGTGCGCGCCGGGGTCGAAGGAACCGCTGGACATGCGCTCGTCGGTCGCCAAGCGCGCCGACGACAAGGCCGCCCAGGAGTCGGCGAAGGAAGCGGGCCGTCCCGACTGGGCGCGCGTGAAGTCGATGTCCGGCCTCTACCTCGCGACGACCGAGATCAAGACCCTGGACAAGTACCTGACCGCTGCCCGCAAGCGGTACCCGGACGAGCCGCTGAACTTCGCGATCGAGGTCGGCCGCTCCCGGCGGATCGTCGTCGACTGTGACACCACCGAACAGCGGGAGGCGTTCCTCCGGGACGCGGGCCTGGCCGGGATGAACATCCCGCCGACGGTCCAGTCTCCGGGCGCGAAGAACGCGGCCGGGGAGTGGGTCCACTACGACGGCGGCCACTACTACTTCACCGTCCCCGAGGGCGTCGAACTCCCGACGAACGTCGGGATGTGGACCTCCCCGGACGGGTACGCCGTCCTCTGGCGGGACCGCTACGTGCTGATCCCGCCGTCCACCCGAGCCGAGGGCGCCTACGCCCAGCTCGGCCTGGAGTACCCGGCGCCGGACTGGTTGCTGGAGAAGATCACCGCGCACGGTGCCGCCCGCGTCCCGCGCGCTCGTGAGGACGGCGACGGGGAGTTGGCGACCGTGGTCGACGACTGGGCCGAACAGGTCTCGTGGGCCGACCTCCTCGGCCCGCTCGGGTGGGCGCAAGCCAACCGCTACGACAACTGCGGATGCGACGTGTGGACCGCGCCGGGACCGCACGACTCCCCGAAGTCGGCCACGACCCACGACGGCGGATGTTCCCTCGGCCGCTACACCGAGGTCAATGCTCCGATGCATATCTGGACCCACAACCCCGGCGAACCGTTCGAGGAGTGGATCTCGGAGAAGGGCACCACGACCCTGACCAAGCTCCAGGTCTACGCCCTCGCCAACCACGGCGGGAAGATCGGCGAGGCGATGGAGGCCCTCGGGATGACCGAGTCGCTGTCCCAGGCCGCCGCGCTGGAGTTCGGTCTCGACGTCGCCGGCCTCCACGACTCCGACACCTTCGAGGACATGCTGAAGGCCGGTCCCCCCGCCCTCGACATCGCGAACGACACCGTCCCGTCCACCCTCCTGAAAGGGGAGGAGGTCACCACGGCCCCGGCCGACGATCGTCCGGTCGACCCGTACGTGAACCCCCAGTGCCCCCACCAGGACCTCACCACCGCCGGGCGTTGCACGTCGTGTGGTGTCCGGGTCGCGGAGTGCGCCCACCCGAACCGCTGCCCCGAAGACCCCGAATGCTGCGCCGTGTGCGGGGAACAGGTGTGGCCGAAGACCACGGAGGAGGCTGACGACCCCTGGGGTCCGGTGAAGGAGGCTGCCGACGAGTGGCCGCCGACCCCGGCGGCGACCGTGGAGGTCGACAACAACTCGGGGACGGTCGGCATCTCCGGCGTCATCGACGGGCAGACCGTGACGATCGACGACGTTCCCGCCGTCGATGGCACGGCGAATCCGTTCGCCGCCTTGGCCGCGGCCCCGTCGACCGAGCGCGAGGAGGTCCCGACCCCGGACCAGGAGCGCGCGGCCTCGCTCGGGTTCGGACTCGACGACGCGACCACGCCGCCGTCGGGCGCCGACGAGGAGGAAACCCCCACCTCGGAGAGCGCCGATACCGCGCCGGCCGAGGACGCCGACGAGAACGACCCGGCGATCTTCCACCCGGCGGAGGGATCGAACCTCCCCCGGATCATGCCGTTCGAGCACTGGCGGGGATACCCGAAGCCGGAGTACGCGATCGAGGGCCTGGTCGAACAGGGCGGCCTGTCGATGGTCTTCGGACCCTCGGGCGTCGGTAAGTCCGTCGTCGTGATCGACATGCTCTGTCACATCGCGACCGGGCGCCGCTGGCACGGCCGGAAGACGATCCAGCAGAAGGTCCTGTACATGCCCGGCGAGGGTGTCGGCGGTGCCGCCAACCGGATCGAGGCGTGGGAGCGCGCCCACGGGCTGACCGTGGGACAGTCCCTTCTCATGGCCGAGGACGTCATCCCCGCCGCGGCCTCGATGGAGGACTGGTCGACCTTCGCTCGGTACGTCATCGACCAGAAGATCGGGATGATCGTGTTCGACACGTTCGCCCGGATGGCCGTCGGGGTCGACGAGAACTCCGCGAAGGAGGTCGGCGCCGTCGTCAAGCGGCTGGGCCAGATCAGCAAGTACACGAAGGTGGGCGTCATGGTCGTTCATCACTCGTCCAAGGGCGTCATGGAGGCCCGCGGGTCCGGCGCGCTGAAGGGCGCGATGGACTCCGAGCTGGTTGTCACCCCGGTCGACAAGGGCGCGGTCACCCTGCCGGAGGGGGAGGGCTACACCCCGATCGAGGTCGCGATCTCGAAGCAGAAGAACGCAACCGCCGCGGTCGAACCGATGCAGTTCCTTCTCTCGCCCTTCGAGGACTCGGTGATCCTGACCGGGCCGTCCGGACAGATCGGAGATCCGATGGATCAGTTCGTCACCGTGCGGAAGTCGGCGGAGCCGGTCATCGAGACCGCGACCCGGATCCACCAGCTCGCGGAGCGGTTCACCCAGCAGGGCATCACGCGCGCCGACGCGTTCACGGGTGTACCGATGGACGACTACCACCGGACGGCGACAAACCCCGAGCGTCTCTGGAAGCTCCGGATCGCCGAAGCGGTCGACCTCGCGCTGAAGATCGGCCTCCTCCAGACCCTCTCGGGTACGGCGTCCGGTACCCGGTACATCGTGACCGGGATGACGCGGGAGTCCGCGCGTCAGAAGGCGGACGGGATGGCGGTCGCGGATCCGTCATCCGCGACAGAATAGACAACCCCCTCATAACGGGGTAATCTGCCAGGGTAACGGCGGCCGTGATCGGAAGATGGTCACGGCCGCCGGCACCATTCACGGACACATCACATCCACCACCGAAAGGCATCGGCCATGCCGACCGACCTCGTGGCCCAGCCGCGAATACTGCGCCCGTACCAACAGGAGGCGGTCGACGCCGTCCTCCATGACTGGGACCACAACATCCACCGGGTCGCCGTCGTCCTGCCGACCGGGGCCGGGAAGTCCACTGTCATCGGGAAGTTGGCGGATGTCGCCTACTGCCTGGGGGACCGGGTCGTTCTGATCGCCCACCGCCGAGAACTTCTCGGCCAGATGAGGGACGCGATCCTCGCGGTCAGCCCGTCGATCCGCCCGGACGACATCGGCATTGTCCGCGGGGCCGAAGACAACTCGGACGCCCCGATCGTCGTCGCCTCGGTCCAGACCCTCCTGAACGACCACCGGCTGAACAGGATCGGCCCGCGCGACGTCGTCCTCTGGGACGAGGTCCACCACATCGGCGCCCAGTCCTGGCACGGGGTCGCCGAGTCGCTGGGGATCTACGAGGGGACCCGGTTCGCCGGCTTCACCGCGACCCTCCGCCGCGAGGATGACGTCGCCCTGTCCGACGTCATCGAGAAGGTCAGCTACGAGAAGGACCTCCGCTGGGCGATCGACCAGGGGTTCCTGGTCCAGCCTCGCGGCCTGACCGTGAAGATCCCCGCGCTGAACGCCCTGAACCGGGTGAAGATGTCGATGGGCGACTTCCAAGCCAAGGCCCTTGGGGAGGTCATGCAAGCGGCGACGGACTCGATCGTCGACGCCTACCTCCGCCATTGCGTCGGCCGCCAAACGATCATCTTCGTTCCCGGCGTCGAGGCGGGGGAGGCCCTGGCGGAGGCACTTCGGGCGGCCAGCGTGCGGTCCGCAGCGGTGTTCGGGTCGACGCCGGACGATCTCCGGGATGCGATCTACTCCCAGTTCCGGGACGGCGTCCTGGATGCGATGATCACCGTTCAGGTCCTCACCGAGGGCGCCGATTTCCCGATGTGCGATTGCGTCGTGATGGCGCGGCCGACGAAGTCCCAGACCCTCTACTCTCAGATGGTCGGGCGCGCTATCCGGTTGTGGGAGGGCAAGACCGATGCCCTCGTCGTCGACCTGACCGGCGTCACCCGGACGATGTCGCTGGTGACGCTGACGTCCCTCGACGGGACCGCGCCGATCGTCACGGTCGACGAGGACGGCCGGGAGATCGAGGACGAACCGGAGGAGACCACCGAGGAGGCCGTCGAACGGATCATCCGCTCGCGCTACGGATCCCTCGAACTCATGCCGACCGACCTCATGGGGTACCAGCCCCAGGCAGTCTGGTTGACCACCCGTCAGGGCACAATGTTCTTCCAGACGAACGATCACGCGGTGTTCCTCTACCCGGCCACCGTTGTCTACGGCGCCCAGGCCGAGGGGTTCTGGGTCGTCGGCTACATGACCATCTCCGGGAAGAAGATGGGCGGGTACATCCCCGACCCGTCGAGGCCGGGGGACTTCCGGCCCGGCGTCTGGTCTACCGAGAACGCGACGACGGCGATGGAGGTGGCGGAGGCGTACGCGACCGACCACCTCGGCGGCTTCCACCGCACAACGGCACCGTGGCGACAGCGGCGATCGGAGCCGTCGGAGGGCCAGCTCTACAAGGCCGCCCGCCTCGGCATCGACACCGAAGGCATGACCCGCGTCGGAGTGTCCGACGCTATCTCTATCGTCATCGCGTCAGACCGACTCGATGTTCCTACCACCTGAAAGGGCTGACATGCCTGTCCGTTACGTCATCACCACCCAGGACGACGTGGTCGTCGTACCCGAGAAGTTCTCCGTCATCTCCACCGACCCGACCGGCGGAGGGGTCGCGGGCCTGTCGATGACCCCCATCCCGACCTACTTCCCGACCGAGTGGATCGACCCCCAGGATCTCCACAAGTGCGATCTGGAGGACCTGGTCGGGTGGCGGGTGCAGTTCTACAAACTCGACGACCCGGCGGACGAACATCTCTACTGTTCCGCTCCGATCACCTCGATCACCAAGGAGGTCTTCCAGTGACCGAGGAGGAGCTGAAGATCCGGGATCGGATCGTTTACTGGGAGAACCAGATCAACACCCGCAAGCACCGGATCCGCGTCGAGGAGTCTCGGCTGGAGGCCGCCCAGACTTCGCTGAAGAAGGCCGAGGATGACCTCGCGGGCTACCTCAATGGAAAGGACAGCGACCGATGACCGCCTTCGGACTCGACGCGCCGGCCGAGTCGATCCGTGCCGTCGCCGCGCGGACGACCGAACACCACGGATTCCTCCTCCCACCGCCGAAGCCGGGGAAGTGGGAACCGGAGTACAACGGACGCGGCCAGTACAAGGTCCCGGACCCCGAGGGGTCGGGAAAGACCAAGGCGTACACCCGGACCACGACGATGACCAAGACGCTGGAGGACACGACCCACGTCGTCAAGTGGGAGAAGCGTCGACTGATCGAGGGCATCCTGTCGTACGGGGAGAAGACCCCGGAGTTGTTCGAGGCCCTGGACCAACTGTTCGCCGACGAGGACGCGAACAAGACCGCGATCAACAAGCGGATGGAGGACTTGGAGGTCGCCGGCGGGCGATGGTTGGCAGCCGAGTTCGGGACCGCGGTCCACGCGTGGGCCGAGGAGGTCGACTGTGGGCGGCTCCTCCTCCGCGACGTCCCCGAGGAGTACAGGGAGTGGGTGGACCAGTACCTGAAGCGGTTGGCGGCCAAGGCGATCACGCCCATGCCCGAGTACACCGAGCGTGTCGTCTACAACTCGAAGGCGAATTGTTGTGGTCAGCTCGATCGGGTCTACCTCATGCCGGACGGGGACCTGGTCCTCGGCGACGTGAAGACATCCAAGTCGCTGATCTATTCGTACGGCGCCTACTCGATGCAACTCGCGATCTACCGGGACGCGGACTACATGCTCTCCGAGGACGGGACGACGTGGGAGCCTATGCCCCAGTTCAATCGGGACTACGCGCTCCTGGCGAACATCCCGTCGAACAACCCCGAGGGCACCGAGCTGTACCCGTACGAACTCGGCCCCGGCCGTGCCGGTCTCGAACTCGCGCTGGCGGTCCGCAAGCATCGCAACGACGTGAAGAAGACGGTGCAGTCCGTGCGAGCACTACCCATCCCCACCAGGGAGGTTGTGAACGCGCACGCGAACGTGTATTGTCTCCGAACAGCAAGGGACGAAACGGAAGTCAGAGACAATCTCGCTAAGATGCTCGAAACTCCCACCCCGTACGCGGACATGTACCGCGCCCTCGCCCAGACCGTCATCGACCAGATGACGCGCTGATCACGCCCCATCACATCCACATCTCGGAACGGAAACATCACATCATGTCGAACCCCTTTGCCAACTCCGGTACCGCTGTCGCCACCACCCAGGCTCCGGCCCAGGCCGCTCCCCAGACCCAGACCCAGACCCAGACCGCAGTCCAGGCACAGCCGCAGTTCACCCAGCCCGCTCCCCAGGGCGACACCTTCGGCGCCCCGGCGTCGACCCAGGCCGCTCCGGTCGCTCCCGCGGGTGACGCCGCCCAGGATCCGTTCGCGGCCCCGTCCGGTAACTCCGAGGCGAAGATCGCGAACTACGTCGGCGAACTCCTCCTCATCCGCCCCAAGTCGTTCGACCCGGCGTTCAAGTCGTCCCAGGGTGTCGGTGAGATGGTCACGATCGACCTCGCCGTGCTGTCGAACAACACCGGTCAGTTCACCCCCGGCACCATCGAGAACGGGATGTACGTCTTCCAGAAGCTCCTGTGCCGTGACCTGAAGGCGTCGCTGAACAACGCCCAGCGCGGGGGTCAGCCGTTCCTCCTCGCCAAGCTGGTCAAGGGTGAGGCGTCGGCGAACAAGTCGGCCCCGTACCTGTTCCAGGAGGCGACCGAGGAGGACAAGGTGGTCGCCCGTCAGTTCCTCGAAGTGTTCCCCAACTTCTGATCCGACCGACACCTGAACAACGAAAAGACCCCCGTCACGACGACGGGGGTCTTTCCGTACCTACCACCGGTAATGTCCCCTGTCAGGGACGTCTCCGACAGTAGGGGATGACGATGCACCGTCGGTCACGGCTTGGGATCGAACGCGCCTCGGATCTCCTCGATCTTCCCGAGCGCGCCGAGGATGTCCGTGACCGTCCGGTAGCCCAACATCTCCAGGCCGGGGTAGGACTTCTCGATGTCGACCGTCCCGTCCTGCCGGTAGACGATGTTCTCGGCGCCGACGAGCTGGTAGCGGATCGACTTCACGTCGGCCACGAGCGGGGCCAGGAACCCGTACAGCCATCCGATCACCAGGTCCGCCGTCGGGTCCCCGGTCGGTGCCGGACGGTCCCCGTACGGGAAGGGTCCGGGCGCGTTCGGGTCGACCGGCGCCGGCGGGACCGGCTCGGGGACGCGGCCGAGGAACAGTGCGTCGAGGTCGGCCTGGGACCGCACGGCCCAGGCGTCGATGAGTTGGCCCGCGACCAGAGCCTTCTCGGTGAACTGGAAGACCTTCACCTCGTTACCGCCGTAGCCGTTCCATCCACGGTCGTTGTCGCCGGGGTAGATCGTCGAGGCGAACCCCGTCCGGCTGGGGCCGTAGTCGGAGGACATGAGCGGAGGCAGGCCCGCGAGGTCCGGCTGACCGATGTTCCGCCAGTACCACTGGGGGAGGTACGTCAGGGCGACGCGGACCCCACGCGCCTCGACGGCCCGGACGAAGTCGCGGACCCGCTGGATCGACGGTGCCCCGTCCTCGACGTCGACCATCGCCGGGATGGAGCGGTCCCCGAGGTGTTCGACGAAGACGTCCGCCTGACGGTCGATGTCGTCGCCGCGGATGTAGTGGTACCCCATGACCGGGAGGCCGACCTCGCGGGCCTTGTCCCGGAACCCCGGCCACTGGGGGTCCCGGAAGCCGGACCCCTCCGAGACCTTCGCGATCACGCCGCGGAAGTCCTCACCCTTGACCCGGCCGAGGTCAAGGCCCTTCTGCCAATTCGAGATGTCGACGCCGAACAGGGTCACGTTCTTCTCCTCGGGATGGGGAGCCGGGGCCTCGCCCAGCTCGTCTCGGTAGACGGCGCCGGACAGCATCGTCATGGGGTCCAGTCGGTCGGGCGCGGTGCCGTCGGGGCGGACCGGGGTCCAGACGTACCGGTGCCATTCCAGATGGAGGTGTGGATCGACGTTGCCGTTCCCCGGCGACTTCGTCGGGTGGACCCGCGCGATCCGGTCGCCGGCGCGGACCTCCTGTCCGACGCGCACCTCGGGGATGACGTGCCCGTAGACCGTGGTCCCGCCACCGACGGCGGTCGGGTGGTCGACGAGGACCCACTGACCGAACCCCGACGCGGGACCGGCGGCGACGATTGTCCCGTCCTTCACGGCATAGACGGGGTTCCCTCCGGATCCGCCTTCGCGGCCGAAGTCGGTCCCCCAGTGGGTCGTGCCCCAGCGGCTACCGAATCCGGACGTAACGACCAGGCCGCGATCCAGGGGCCACACCTTGGTAGTCATGGTCCCTAGTTTGAACAATCCCCATGCACACGTGTAATGTCCCTCGTGTTAGGAACCCTCACCCGGAAAGGACCGATACCCCGTGCCCGAGAAGAAGGAACCACTGACGTTCATGTCACTAACCGAAGTGGCGGAACATCTGGGGGTCCGCCGCGACACGCTGAACCGCTACAACCTCCCGGAGCCGGACGCGCTCGTGGGGGACCGTCGCGGATGGACCGTCGAGACCATCGACGAGTGGAATAAGAACCGACCCGGCCGTGGATGGTGGGGGCGACCTGGGAAGGACACGAACGAAGAATGACCGAGCTACCTACCACCGGCTCCCCCACCACCCTCCCGGACACCATCGGGGTCACCCGCTCCGGGAAGCTTCACCTGATCGACCGGAAGACCGTCGACACCGATGGCCCGCTCCGCGCGGCGTGCAACCGGACCATCGTCGTGGACCGCCCCACGATGGAGGACCCGCTCCTCTCCAACCTCCAGCGTCGGACGATCCGCACCGCGCGCGTTCTCCGTCGGACCGGGTCGGTGTTCCTGCCGTCCCGCATCGTGTGCGCGAACTGTGACTCCGCTGTCCGGCGGGAGCTGAAGTCGTGAGCAACCGGGACCGTTTCCAGACCGTCGGGGACATCGAGGCCCTGACCGAGTTCCCCACCATCCGCGCCGACGAGACCCTATGCCCCGAGTGCTATCTGGTCCACCGAGGAGAGTGCTTCTGAATGTTCGCCCACCTGATCGCATCCGTCGAGTACATCCTCGCGAACTTCCACGGCGCCGACCGCGTCGAGGCCCTGACCGGATTCCTGGTCGACGGATGGACCTGACCGACTCCATCGCCCTCGGCCGGCTCCTCGTCGCCGGACTCCTGATCGTCCTGGCCGGCGTCGTCGAGGTCCTGGCCGAGAACCTCCTCGGCCGGGGCCGATGGCGGGAGGCGGACTGGATCGCCACCCTCTACCCGGCCCTGTTGTTCGGCGGCGTGTTCTTCGGCCTCTCCGGACTGACCACCATGTACTTGTAGAACGACCCCCACCCGATCGGGTGGGGGTCGTTCTCACTTCTCGATGTTCGCGGCCTGGACGGCGGAGAGGAACGCGTCGAACGAATCGTTCTCCTCCTGGCGGGTCGCCCGCGCGGCCTTCGTGTCGTCGATGTCGGGAATGTAGTTCTTCTGGAAGTACAGGTCCCGCTCGGCCTCCTTCTCCATCGACTCCAGGATCATCGGCTCCACGGCGTCGAGGAGCGCGTGGAGGTCAGGGAGCTGTCGGAGGGGGTCGGGGATGCCCTTCAGGGTCAGACGGCCGCGAACCGCCCGCCATTCAGCCGCCGCGGTGAGGGCAATTACCGCGACGGCCCGAAAGGGCGGGCGGTCCCCGAGGTCGCGATCTTCTTATACACCCGGAACATCGCGTCCTTGTCGAGGCCCGCGTCCGGATCCATCGCCGTCTCCAGGTACACGTCCAGCGACTCGGGCGCGAGGTGTTGCTGGATGAACCTGGACATGTGGTCGGTCCGGACCTTCGTGCTGACCTTGTTCGACAGCGCGCACGTGAACGCCCGTAGCGCGGCCGGCGACGGGACGCGGGCCTTCAGGATGTGCGGTCCGAACTCGATGTCGTAGTAGACCGACTTCGACAGGATCGCCTCACATTCGCGTTCGAGGTCGGTGTCTCCCGGTGGTGTGGTAGCCATGACCGGAACCTACACGTCCGGTGGGAAGAAGATGTCCAGCGGAGACGAGAACAGGTCGATGCGGATGTCCCCGATTTCCACCCGGTTCACCGTCTCGGTCGTTCCACCGCTGACCGTCGAGGTGTCCCAGTTCTCGGCCATCACCCGGACCTCGACGTGGTACTGGTACCGCTGCCCGTTCACCAGGGTCGGGAGTTCGGGGAGCATCATCCGCATCGGCGCCGAGCGGTCGGTGTACTGGGCGAAGGTCGCGTTACCCGACGACGGCCCGATGTCGAACCCGCCGCCGAACTGGCAGAGGAGGGACTTGACCGGGGTCGCCGGGGTCGTGCCGGTGGTGATCCCGCCGTAGACCTCGATGAACCCCTTCGTCCGGCTCCGCCATTCGACCAGGCACGAGTCGAGGGTCACGAAAGCCATAAGTCGCTGGGTGGTGTCGAGGGACACCACCCCGGAGATGCCGGACAAGGTGATCACGACGTCGCCCGCCGCGGGGTTGCCGGGGTTGGCGGTGTAGGTCTTCGAGATACCGGGACGGTCGTCGTAGGCGAACCGGCGGAGCTGGGAACTCCCGCGTGGAAGCACGTTCAGTTCCCCGTCGATGAGGGCGAAGTGGTTCTCGTTCACACAAGGGCTGGTCATGGGGTCACCTATCCGGACACGTACGGGAGAGCGAACAACTTGATGTTGACGAACCGCGCCCACGCCTCGGAGACGCCGTTCGTCGTGGTGCGCCATTCGCCGGGAGTGACCACCGCGCACCGGTACCGGAGATGGATGGTGAAGCCGGGCGGCACCATCACGAAATGGTCGGTGGAATGTTCCGGGGCGTCGACGTAGAGGCGGCCGAACGCCGGGGACGCGACCGTGGTCCGCGAGGTCTTCAGCCGCGCGCCGATGCCGGAGCGGCGAACCGACGGGAGCGGGGCCATCGGGGACACCCCCGCGGTCGCGGACACTCCGTCCACGATCGAGACCATGTTCGGGTTCGAGGTCACGATCGACCGGGAGGGACGCTGGACCACCGCGCGAACCTGGATCAGGTCCTCCCCGGTGTTGGTCCAGCGGACCTCGGCGGTGATGGTGTCGACGGGGTCGGCGGTCCGCTCCACGGTGCCGTCCTTCGTCGCGAGGGCGGTGACCTCCGCGACGGGGCGGATGTGCCACGTCGGGGCCATCCGCAGACCGCGCAGGTCCGACTCGATGAACGACCCGACGCAGAGCTGGGTACTCGACGAGCGCATGATCTATCCCCTGTCCGGTTCCGGGAGTTGGAGGAACAAGATCCGACCGCCGCGGATGCTGGCGGAGGTCTGGACGTTGTTGTTGTTGCCGTTCGTCGAGAACGGCGGAGGTGTCCAGGCCGTGATCCGGTACGCCCACGACACGGTCGACCCGGCCGGGACGGGGCCGATCGTCTCCTCGTGGATGGAGGGACCGGACCGGCGGGTCAACACGCCCGCCAGCGGGACGGCGGACTTGTTCGTCGCGAGGTCGACGCCGGCGGTGAACTGGGAGGTGTAGGAGTCGGTCGTGTCCGCGTCGGGAAATTCGCCGTCGATGACGTGGACGAACCGGTCCCGGATCTGGGTGACGTTCGGGTTCGACGCGACCAACGACCACCCCCATCGGATGATCATCGCCTGGACGTAGATTGGGAGCGGGCCGGTGTTGGTGAAGTACCCGGCGGTGTTGGACAGGGTCACGCCCGGAAGCTCCGTCGCCGGCCCGGTCAGCGACGCCCCGACAGGTACCGGGGTGATGTCCCCGACGGCGGGGATCAGCGTGGGGAGGGTGACGGACATGCCGAGGCGGCCCGGAAGTCCGGAGGACCCGAGGAGGTACGGGGAAAGGCAGACTTGACGGTCCATGTCAGCGGATCCTCTCGATGGTCATGGACGTGGTGATGTCCGGGGAAGTGGCATTCGGGCCGAGGCCCATCGTGAACAGGCCGTCCTTCGCCGCCGACGCCTCGATCACCTGTCCGGCGGACAGGGGGAAGGTGTCGTAGACGAGCGGCCCGACCATGCCGGACGACCCCGGCTGATCCCCGAGCATGACGTCGATCCCGTCGATGGTGACGAAGGCGCGCTTGTTCGGGCTGTCGTTGCCGGTGAACGTCGGCCGGAAGGTGATCCGGTAGACCCCGTCCTCGGGCACGGTGACCGAGGGCATGACCTCGGATCCGCCGACGCCCCAGGATCCGATCTGGATCTCGACGGTGTCCCACGGGATCACCAGCCGGTTGTAGGAGTTCGGCATGGGGGTCGGGGTCTGGCACTGGAGTTTGAGGATCGGCATGACCGTCTCGATGAACTCCGGGTCGGTGCCCGGCGGAGGGACCGCAGCGATCTGCCGGCCGCCGCCGTTCACGTGGGAGGCGATCAGGTTCCCGGTGTCGGGGTCAGTGGAGAAGACCCAGTCCCCGACGCGGGTCGCCGGACCGGTCTCCAAGTCGTCCATGCGCTCCTCGACGGTGCGCGCCCAGTCGGCATCACTGCGGAGCGGGGTTCCGGGGCGAGGGGATCCGGTCATGACGAGACACCTGCCCTTTCCAGTTCGGTGGTCAGCGGGGGAGCGTCGAGGGTTACCTGGACGTCGTAGCCCTCGGCGGTCAGGACAGCCTTCATCTCGGTCAGATCCACCGCGGCGGCCCGGTCCTCCCCGAGGTAGACATTGAACCGTGCGCCGGGGAGGAGCATCGGCAAGGTGACCGGGGCGTCCGGTGACAGCGACGCGCCGGAGGGGATGATCATCGACTCCGCGACCCGGCCGGTCTGGGCGACGTACTCCCGCGTGGCGCGCTGGATGTTCCCGACGCCGCGAAGGTTGTCGAGGTTGACCACGTTCTGGAGGATGGGGCCGGGGACGGTCTCGACGTGGGCGTAGTTCTGGCCCTGGACCCGGACGTCGGTGTAGGTCTTGGATCCGTCCTTCCGGATCCGGATCTCCGAGAGGATGTCCTGTTCGTCGAGGACCGCGGTGACGTTCGGTGGGATGGTGCCGATCACCAGGGTCCCGGCGACGACGGTCCAGTTCAGGCCCATCTTCACCAGGTCGTCGATGACGTTGTTCATCGACCGGGTGTCCGGCGCCAGGGCGTAGTCGTATTCGACGAGGTCCGGGGTCGCGAACGTCCGGACCCGGACGTGGTCCAGGGACCGGAGGTCCAGCATCGCCCGGAACAGCTCGGCGGCCATCACGACAGTCGTCTGGGACGCCCACCGCCGCGCGAACGGGGCGCGCGTGCGCCACGCGAACGTCGATACGTCGCGGGCGGAGACGATGAAGTCGTTCCGGCCGAGGTCCGACGACAGGATCGGCCCGGTCCACACGAGGTCGTCGAACTCCCAGACCGACACCCAGTGGTACCAGGGGGTGATGTTCTCCAGCGCGGGGAGCTGATCCCCGATCTCGGTCACCGTGAGATCACACTGGGACACGTCGCGTCGGCGCCGACCCCACTCCAGCGCGGACAGCGAGGACCGGGTGAACTCGGCCACCGCCGCGCCGTCGGCCGTGTGGATCGAGACGGACGCCCCGTCACCGCTTCTCACAGGATCCTCCGGAAGGCGTAGATGTCGATGTCGAGGGCGGAGGTCGGCGCCCCTTCGACGACCAACTCCAGGGTTCCGGCCGGCGGGCGGGGGATCGTCGGCATCCGGTACGGCGCCCCGGTGATCGCGGTCAGGTAGCCGACCGACCGGAGCGGGGTCCCGTCGGTGCGGAGGAGGCGGACCCCGCGGGCGGAGGGGTCCAACTGGATCGACTCCCCCGGACCGAGGGCATTGATCGCCCCGGCGCCGAACCGGGCGCATCGGGGATCCCCGAGCGTGGGGACCGTGCTGCGGAAGTAGAACGACCCGGACAGGGGCGCGGTCCCGGCGTTGCGGATCAACATCCCGATCGCGAGGTAGTCGAGTTGGCTACCGGCCGGGATGGGAACGGTACCGACCCACGTCGCGATATCGCACAGCGGGAGACAGCCGGGGCAGGACGGCATGACCGGCGACGCCTCGACGAACGAGGGGATGTTCCCCTCGCACGTCGGCGGGTAGGCGATGTGGGCGGTACATGCGTCGGAGTCGAAGCAGTCCCCGTCCTTGACCCACTGGACCGGGCCGGTCGACTTCGTCAGCGTGACGGGCGCGACGGCGTCGATCGTGTAGATGGAGGGGTCCTGGAAGGTGATGGTGAACTCGACGCGGCGGATCGTCGATTGCCGGTGTCGCGACCCACCACCGAGGCCGCTGACGTCCACGATCTCGGGCATCTGGGTCACGGCGGGGAGGGCGGCGAATGCCATCGCCGCGTTCACCTCGGCGTCGGTCAGGCCCGCCCCTTCCGGGGTGAACGGGAGGAACCGGAGGATGGGGTTGTCCCCGATCCCCAGCGCGCGCTTGGACAGCACGCTCCCCAACCAGCGCATCCCGAGCTGGGCGCCGGCGTCGGTCGTCCCGATCACCAGGGCGGTGAACCGGACGGCCCGCGAGGCCGAGCGGCCCATCCCGGCGTTACCGCCGTCGCCCAGGTTCTCGGACACCGTCGTCGAGTACGTCGCGGTGTCGAGGCCCTGGGCATCCATCACCCAGATCCCGAGGAACTGACGGGAGATCGGGGTGTCGCCGAACGCCTCTACCCACGGCGCGGTCGCGATGTCGTACTCGGGGGTGTCGGTGAACTCGTGCCACCCGGACCACGAGTCGTCGTAGCCGACTTCAAACGAGGCACACCCTCCAGGGAGTTGGGCCTGGAGGGCGGCCTCGTCGGTAGAAGACAGTCCGCGGATGTGGTCGATGACGCGGGCGGTGTTCGACAGCTCCTCGCCGCCGAACTCGAAATAGCCTCGATATGCCACCCGCGGTTCCTCCTCTAGTTCAGTCCACCGATCAGCCGGTCCTGGATCTTCTCCGGGGCCGAGGACCCCTGTACGTAGATCGGGGCGTGGATGCTTCGCCGGTCCAGACCGCCCCGATCGAGGGCGTCCACGAGGCGTTCAAACGCTGCGGTCTGTCTGGGCGAGAGGACCCGTTCCGGTTGGATCGTTGCCTTCGGCATCATGCCCACTCCGTGTGCAAGTCCGCCTTCGTCGAACACTCCGCCCATCGCGTTCCCGAGGAGGCCCGAGAGGACGCCGCCGATCGCGGCGCCGATACCTCCGCCGATCGCCGCGCCGATGGGGCCACCGATCGCGGCGCCGACCGCCGTCAGGCCCGCGGTGATGAGCGCGGTCAGGAGCGCGGACAGCGCGGGGAACAGGATCTTGGTGAGGACGAACTGGATCGTCGCTCGCATCATCTCGTTCATCGCGTCGATCTGGACTTGCTTCGAGATCGCGGACGACGTCGCGGTCCGGTCCATGTACATGGCGGTGTCGGACATGATCTCTCCGGTGACCGCGAAGCCCTTGGTGACGTCACCCCGGAACCCGCGGACCTCCTTGACCATGTTCGTCAGGAGTTCGCGGGCGACGATGTCGGCGTCGACCATCTTCGCCCAGGCGTTCATCACCCAGGACTCGAACGGACCGTCGTTCTTCCCGAACGCGGCGTCGATGCCGGCGGTGATGAACGTTTCCACCGTGCCGACGATGGTGTCCGTGATGCCCTTGATGATCGCGTCACCGGCTGCGGTGAACGCGTCGTCGACCTTGGTGCCGAGTCCGTCGACCAGGCCCAGCGCGAGCTTGCGCGCCTCGTCGGATCCGATCGCGGAGGTCATCGCGCGCTCCAGCGGACCGGCGATGTTCTCGACGGCCCACGCGTCGACCAGCTTCGCGAACTCGGTCCGCTGGTCCTCGTTGCCCTCCTTCACCGCGGCGGTCGTGCCGTCGATCTTCTCCGCCAGGACCTCGCCCTGTTCGGTGATGACCGGCGGGGCCGTCTCCACCGCCGCCGAGACCTGTTTGACCGCGGTGTTCGTCAGCCCCAGCGACTCCCGGATACCGAGGACGGCGCCGACGAGCGGGTGGTCCTCGGGGATCCCGAACCGGTTCAAGGTGCCCGTGTAGTCGCCGGTCTGGACCAGGGTGTTGATCGCGTCAGTAGCCTCCCGCATGGACAGGGCCGCGTCGACAATCGCGCTGTCCTCCTCCAGACCGGTTGCGCGCCGGACCCCGGCATTGAACCGGCCGGATGCCAGGGTGGTCAGGGCGTTCACCAGTTGCTCGAACATCATCGTCTGTTCGGGCGAGAGGACCCGCTCGGGCGCAATGACGTTCTTCGGCATGAAGCCCACGCCGTTCGCGATACCGCCCGAGTCGAACGGGTTCAGCGCGCCGAGGATGTCCCCGACCTTGTTCTGGGCGCCGGCCCACGCCGAGGACAACAGACCGCCGAGGCCGTCGATCGTCTTGTCGATACCGGTGCCGACCGCTTCGACGCCCGTGTCCAGGAACTTCCGGGGGATGCCCAGGAACTCCGGCGGGGGAGCGCCGACGATGCCCTCGATCGTGTTCGCGATCGGGTCGGTGATCAGGCGGAGGACGTCCATCGCCTTCCGGGCCAGCCACGATTTCTGTTCCTCCGGGGACGGGCCGGACGATCCGGACCCGGCCTCGAAGAAGCCGTTAGCGCCGATCGGGAGGTGGTACTGGCCGAGGAACGACATCGGGGACGGGCCACCACCGTAGTGGACGTCACCGATCGAACCGCCGGACTCGACGTTCACGGGGGAGTGAATGCCGAGGGCGGGGATCGCGCCGAGCGTGCCGGCCGTGTGGCCGCCGCCGGGGCCGCCCGGATCATCGGTCACGCCGATGGAGAATCCGGCGTCGACACCGGGGACGAAGCCCTGGGGACCACCGGGACCCTGACCGCGGCCAAAGGAGCCGGTGTACCAGTACCGCTGCCATACGTTGCCACCCGTGATCGCCGCGGCGATGGAGGACATGAAGCCGGAGCAGTCGAAGGAGTCACCGACGAACCGTGGCCCGGCCCACTGGTAGGGCTTGCCGTGCTGGGACTTGGCGAACTTGTGACCTTCGAGGAGCTGATACATCCAGGGTTCGATGACCGACGGACCCATGACCGCACCACCGGTCGCGTACCGGGGAAGGAACTGGTCGAACAACCCCTGGGGGTCGACCCGACCCAGGCCCTTCTCCTTGACCGCGGCACCGTACGAGGAGACGTTGTTCTGGCCCAACTGGGACAGGACCCGGCCTCCGTCCCACGAGAACGGGATGCCGCGGAACAGCATGTCGCGGATCGCGTAGACGGCGGACTGACCGCCCGCGCGCCGGACCTCCTCGGCGGTGACGACGTGCTCACCGTTCGAGAGCTTGGCGAAGATGTCGTCAGACGTGCCGGAGCCGGGGCCGCGGATCGCACCACCGGTCGCGTACTCGGGGATCAGGTCCATCGTCGGCGCCTTCACCAGGCCGGGGATGAACTCCGCGACCTTGTTCCACGCCTTGGCGATGCCGTTGTTGTAGACGGTGCCGATCATGAAGTTAATCGGCTTCGCGAGGATGTTCCGGAGCTTGTTCCAGACGTCCTCGATGCCCTTGACGGTCTTCGAGAAGAAGTCCCCGATCCACTTCAGGCCGGTCTCCATCGCATCCCACGCCGGCTTGATGACGTTCTCCCAGACCCAGGAGATCCCGGCGCCGAGGCCGTCCCAGACGGGGCGGATGACGTTCTCCCACACCCAGGAGAAGATCGCGCCGAGACCCTCCAGGCCCCACTTGATCCCGTCCCAGACCGGGCGGATGACGTTCTCCCAGACCCAGGAGATCCCGGCGCCGAGGCCGTCCCACGCCGGCTTGATGACGTTGTTCCAGACCCAGTTGAACGCATCGCCCAGCCACCCTAGGGCGGCCTTCATCGCATCCCAGATCGGCCGGATGACCGAGTTCCACGTCGCGGCGATGAACGCGCCGATCCCCTGGAACACCGGGACGATGACCTGGTTGAAGAAGAACAGGAGCAAGGGGACGATGATCCCCATGATCACGGTCTCCCAGACCTTGAAAATCGGCTGGATGACGTTGTTCCAGACGAACCCGATATAGGCGGCGATGCCGTCCCACACGGGCTTGATGATGTTCTCGTAGAACCACGTGAACGCGTCACCGATGACCTGGAGGGCGGAGGTGAATCCGTCCCAGATCGGGCGGAGGATGTTCTCCCAGGTCCAGGAGAACGCGTCGGAGATCGACTGCCACACCCCGGCTAGGATCTCCTTGGCCCAATTGAACTTTTCGACGATCCAGTCCCAGGCGACTCCGATCGCGTTCTTCAGACCCTCGAAGATCGACTTGCCCAGCTCCGTCTGGGTGAAGAACCAGGTGAGCGCGCCGACCACGAGGGTGATCGCGGTGACGATCTTCCCGAACGTCGACATCTTCATGACGGTGTTGAAGACCTTCATGACCGCAGTGCCGATTTTTGTCGCGGCGGTCCATGCCTTCGTCGCGACCGTCCACGCGTTCTGGGCGACGGTCATGCCCATCATCACCGTTTTGTAGCCGGTGTACGCGCCGACCAGTAGCGTGACCGTGGTCTGGTTCTCCGCCATGAGGTTCGCGAGGGTCTCGATTGCGGGGACCAGGGTGTTGACGATGAGCGGGGTCAGGGCTTCGAGGATGGTCAGGAACAGGTCCCACGCGCTGAAGCCGATCGCCGCCGACGCCGCGCCGAGCGATCCGATGATCGTTCCGAGCGGGGTGACTAGCGCCATCGCGCCGTCCCGGAGCTGACCGAAGATCGCCCCGATTCGGCCGAAGGAGTCGAGGGCGATCTCGCGGACCCGGAGGATGTTGTCGACGACCTTCGAGTCCTCGTCGACTCCGAGGGCGGACCCGATCTCCTTGGTGTAGTCCCCCGACCGGAGGAGATCCAGGGCGCCCTTGACCATGTGGACCCCGTCGTTCACATCGACGAGGAACTTTGCCATCGGGGAGTTGTCCAGGTTCTTACCGGGGAACGCCTTCTCCCACGCCTCGCCGAAGGACCCCGTGGTCAGGAGTTCCAGGAACCCCTTAGTCTTCAGGTTCAGGACGTCGATGGTCTCGGTGATGCCGCCGATGATCCCCGGCGCGGCCTTGAACGGAGCGTCCAGGATGGTGGCACCGAGACGGCCCAGCGCGGCGCCGGCGTTGTCCACCGCGCCCTTGAAGGTGTCGCCCGCCTTCAGCGCGGCCCCACCCATGCCCTTCTCCATCGCGTTCTGGAAGGTCTCGAAGTTGATCTTGCCCTCCGAGGCCAGGGCCAGGACCTCCTCCGAGGTCTTGCCCAGTTCCTTCCCGAGCAACTGGACGACCGGGATACCGGCGTCGGAGAGCTGGGCGATGACGTCGCCCTGGATCTTGTTCGACGCGGCGACCTTGTTGAAGATCGCGCCCATGTCACCGAGTTCGACACCCGCGATCGACGCGGAGTCACCGATGACCTTCAGGGTCCGTTCGAGTTCGGCGCCCGGCTTGATACCCGCAGCGACAGCGCCGGCCGCGACGGAGGCAGCGTCGCCGAGACCGTATGCGGTGCCCTTCACCGAGTTCATCGCGTTGTCCATGATCTGCTGGACAGTGCCCGCCTCGTGGCCCAGGCCGGACAGCTTGGCCTTCGCGTTGTCGATCGCGGTCAGTCGGTCCAGGCCCTTGGTCAGGACGGTACCGATGCCGCCGAGACCGGCGACTCCGGCGATGATGCCGCCGTAGCCCTTCAGGAATCCGGACGCCTTGTTGACGGCCCCGCCGAGCTTCTCGGTCTTCGAGGCGGCGTCGGACGCGGTGTCGCCCAGCTTCTTATTCGCGGCGGCGCCCTCGGAGGACTTACCGGCCGCGTCCTTCGTCTTCTTCCCGGTCTGCTCGGCGGAGTCGCCCAGCTTGTCGGTGGCCGCGGTCGCCTTGGAAATGGCATCGGCCATCCGCTTGTTGTCGGCGGCCATCTTGTCGGCCATCGCCTGAGAGTCGATCTTGTTCAGCGCCTTGTTGATGTCGGCCATCTTGACCTCGACCGTGGAAAAGACGTTCTTCATCGCCTTCTCAACCTCGGTCACCAGGTCGTCCATGACGTTCCCGGCGTCGAGGGTCACGCCGACACTGATCGACCCCGCTGTAGCTGCCATGAGCGTCAAGGTATGGCGGGCCTGTGCAAGGTCCCGGACACGAAAGAACCCCCAGACGACGGTGTCCGGGGGTTCTTCTCGCGCATCGGAAGAAGGGCTACGCCTGGTCCTCCGCGTTGATCAGCTCGGCCGCGCGTTCGACCAGGGTTCCCATGAGTTCGCCGACGGCCTGGGCCGTGTAGCTGGGATCGTTCGGGTCGATCAGCCGCTCGAACAGACGGGTGTACGACGCCGGCGAGAGGTGGTTCTTGATGAACAGTCCGAAGATGTTCGCCTTGACCGTCTCCGGGGTGTGCTTGCCGCCGACGAGCTGGAGGCCGGACACGGCTTGCATCGTCGGGACCCGGATGTGGAGGGTGTCGCCGAAGAACTCGGCGGTCTCGTAGTCCCACTTCTCGTCGACCAGCGCGACGTCGAACGCGGCGTCCGGCTTCGGGAGGGTGATCGCGGTCGACGCCGAGGTCTTCACCTCGGTCGCCTCCAGTTGACCGTCCTCGTCGATGACGGTCGGAGCCGCAGCGCGGCGGGCCTCGATCAAGGCGGCTTCTTCGGGGGTCAGGTTGTCGGGCACGGGTACTCCTCGTGTTCGGTGGCGGGTACGTCGGTGACGATAGGGACGGTCACTGCAATCGGCGGATGACCGTCTCGGCCGCGTTCTTCAGGAACGGGCGCGGACGGGTGCCCGGATGGTTGACCTTCTTCGCGAAGACCGTCCGGCCGCCGACGTTGAACTTCAGGGCCTTCTTCCCGGCCTTGGGCCGGATGACGTGAGGGCGGGTGCCGTCGTGGACCGAGGCGGCGTAGTTCGTGTTCGCGGTGACGCCGCCGGACACGGAGAACGGTCCGGTCGCCTTGATCGGGTCCTCCTGGATCGACCGCCCCAGGTTGCCGGTCTTGACCGGGACGTTCATCTTCGCCTGGGCCGCGATCTGTCGGGTGATCGACGCGGTCCGGCGCGAGAGGATGAACTGGACCTGATCGGCCAGACCGGACGGGTCCGGGGTGAAGGTGCCCTTAGCGTCGAACTTCACCACCTACTCCTCCTCGTCCCCGAATCCCCACGCGGCGATCATCTGGTCGCGGGTCCACTTCGGATCGACGGCGACCCCGTTCGCCTCCAGGAACTTCTTCCAGGTCGCGCGGGACTCGTTGCGGCGGGGGACGATGTTCGTCGCCGACGGTGCCTCCCCGACCAGGGACTCGACGACCTCCGTCTGCTCGGGGGAGAGTCCGGCCTCCGGCGTCGACGTGGATTCGACGACCTGGACCGCCTCCTCCAGGTGGGTCTCGACGTCGTTCGGGTTCAGGAACGTGTCCCGGCCGATGACCTCGACGTAGCCGTCCCGGATCATCCGGTCGATGAGCGGGGACTCCGCGACGACCCGGACGTGACCGCGGGGGAGGTACGTGCAAGGGGTCGCGGTCCCGCGGATGGTGAGCAAGGTGGTAGCCATGACGTGATCCTTCAGTCGAGTTGGACGTAGATGGAGGCGGACCAGCCGACGACGCCGCCGTCCGGGCCGATGGGGACGACGATGTCGCGCGCGGTGTTGTTGGCGCACTGGTTGCCGGCCTTCAGCATTCGCGCCGACGCGAGACACAACGCCTTCTCGATCCGGCGGGAGTCGTCGAGGGAGATGTTCGCCTCGGTCCGGAGCTTGTCGAAGTCGACGTCCCCGTCCTCCCCGAGGTACGAACACCGACCGATCCCCACCTCGATCTCGGCGGCGTTCTGGGAGCACGCCCCTCCGAGGTCCGGGGCCGGGAAGTTCGACGACTTGTAGCGGGAGATCACCCGGACCCAGATGAACGGGTCCGCGTCATCACAGTCGCCGCCGAGGTGGGCATTGAACCAGGCCAGGGGGATCTCGTCGGCGTGGAAGAACTTCACGTCGTCGGTCCCACCACCGAGCGGAGGATCGGGGGAGTCGTTCGCGAACAGCCGTTTCAGCGAGTAGATCGTGTGGTCGACGGCGCAACTCAAAGGGTCGTGCATCGGATCACCTCACCCTCGGCGCGGCGGTGAGCGCGTTCGGGTTCACCGATGCCAACCAGAGGTCGATGTCGGGCAGGCCCGTCTTGCCGGACGCGTAGATGTCGGTGGGGTCGGCCATCTCGTAGCTGACGCCCTGGCGGGAGATCGAGGTGACGCGGCGGGGGAGCTTGCACTTGCCTCCGGTGCAAGCGTTGTAGAACTCGGTCGCGAGCTTGGCGACGAACGTCCCGACGCCGGCGGGGACGGGGTAGCCGCGGAGGTAGGTCACCGCCCACGTCCCGGTCTCCCCCAGGGCGCGGCCGAGGTTCTGGGACGGCCACGCGGACGCGTCCCGGCGGAACAGGTAGTCGCCCTCTACGGAGTACGCCGAGGGGTCCAGCGCGGCCCCGTCGATCGAGACCTCCAGGACCTTCTCGACGGGGCCGGGAAGGTGGACGACGCCGGGACCGTTCGCCCCGCAATGGTTCTGACCGCAGCACGTGACGTTCTGCCACCGGCCGCCGGTCCACATCGGGAACCACGGGACCTGATTCGATCCCCAGCTCACGACCTCACCGGGGGACGGGCATCCACCGCCCCCCTTGCACGGGCGGGCGATGACCGAGCACGCCCCGAACTGACGGCCGGACAGTGCCCAGAGAACCTCCTGGGCCAGACCGACCGCGGCGCCCAGCTTCGCGATCTTCGCGGGGTCCTCTCCGGGGTCCGGGAGACAGGATTCCTCGACCGGCCAGTTACACGTTCCCATGCCCGAAAGGGTAGGGCGGGGACGTGCATCGGCCGGTCGAGGAACGGGCTACGCCCGGTAGACTCCGACGCGGGCGACGCGGTACGTGCCCGATCCACGGAGCCGGACCGATACCTGGAGGTGGGTGGCCCCGTCGATGATCGGGAGGTTCGGTGTTCGGAGGATCCCCTTACGGATCACCGGGGCGGGAAGGGGAGAGACCGCGGCCAGTGCGTTGTCGTTCACAATCTTCGGCACGGTGGGGGATCCCGCGGCTCCGCCGATCGTCTGAAGCTGGAGGGTGAACTCGGTAGCGTCCCACCCCGCCTCGTCGCATTCAAACTCGATGACAGCGAACACCTTGTCCCCGACGACCAGATCGGTGGTCGACAGGACCGTCTGACGCGTGAGGCTGGTAGCCGTCTCCGCGGTACAGACGACCTGTTGCCACTCCCCCGGAACCCCGTCGGTCCGAACGACCTTCGAGTGGACCGACGCCGCGGCGGACCCCTTGCCCCAGCCGGTCGCGAGACCGGAGGCGTCCCCGGTGAACAGTCCGTTCGCGACCAGGTTCCGAGTATCCGCGTTCGACGTCGGAAGCTGGGCGCGGGGAGTCACCAGCGGGCGGAGGACATCCGCCAAGGCCTTCCCCATAACCGCACCGCCGGGCGCGTCCTGGTGAAGCTGATCGGCCCCGAGGCTGACGGGGACGAACCCCGAGGTGGGGTCACTCATCACGCGCGCGTAGTCGACGAGGTAGAAGTCCGGCCGGACGAGGGCCAGTCCACGCAACCACGCATTGACCCCCGCCGCGACCGGCTTCTCGGCCTCCTCGGTGCCGGGACTGATCCAGTCCGTCCCCCAGATGACGGTCGTCCCCTTGGCCGCGGCCTTGTCGAATATCTGGGTCAGCTCCGAGATGATCGTCTCGGAGGACACCCCGTTGTTGACCGAGTTGATCGCCCCGAAACCGATCAGGAATCCGGGGTCGTACGCGAGGAGGCCGTCGGTCCGGGCCAGCATCATCGCGACCGTGTCCCCGCCGACGCCGCCGTTCTCCAGCCACGTGAGGGGTTGGCCGAGTTCGATCATCGCGCGGGTCACATATCCGCGGTTGTCCTTCGCGATGGCGCCGGTCGACCCGGCGGGGACGATCACCTTGCCGTTGTACTGGGTCCGGCTGTCGCCCAGAGTGACGAAGGTCGGACGGTACGGGGCGACACGGTCCAGCCGTTCGAGGGCGTCGTCCATCGCGTTCAGGACCGCCCCGGTGACGGGGGTGGTCTTGTCGGGGAAGTCCTTGTACCCGTTGGGGTAGGGACGGATGTAGGGCATGGGGATCTCCTCTGGTCGGTCGGTTGTTTCACCCGACGCTAGGTCGGGTGAATGCACAGAACCCCCGCCCTGTTTCGGACGGGGGTTCTGGGCCTTGCCGCTGGTTCCCTTACGTTCCCAGCGCGGTCACCCTGGGAACGTTTCTGTACCGGGGAAGAATCCGGGGTACAGAGGGGCGACTAAGGGGTGGCGACACACGCCGCCTGGGCCGGCGCGACATCGACCGCGTCAGCACCGAAGTACTTGGTCGACGGAGCGGTGAACAGGGTCTTGATCGCGAGCGGGCACGCGACACCGGCCGGCGTCGGAGCCGGGGGAGCGACCGAGGTCCGCTGGACCTCATAGTGCTGGTCGTTGTTGAGCGCGGTGATCAGACGGCCGGGGGTACCGGAGGCGTCCGTGGGAACGACGTTCCACGGACCACGGCCCCACTGGGGAGCGGCGAACGAGATACCCGTGAGGGTGAAGTTCGCTACCGCCGCGCTGATCTCGATGTCGCCGAGGGTCCACTCCTTACCGAAGGTGAGGAAGTAGCCGTACGACTTACCCGAGGTGACGCTGTCGAAGATCGTGTCATCGTCGGGGACGGCGCAGTCGTCCTCGGCCGAACCGCCGGACCAGATCTCGATCGCGACACCGTAATCGCTTTCGACCTCCTTCTGGTCGCGGAAGCCGACGGCGTTCCCCTCCCAGTCGAGGACCTGTTCCCAGCCGGAGAACATCGCGATCAGGGCCGTATTCACGCCGCAGAGGGTCAGCGTGAGGTTGTACCACTTGCGCTCCGGAGGCGTGCGCTCGGAGACACATTCGCGTCCCTCGGCGTTGTTCTGGGTCAGCTCCTCGGCGTCCTTCATCACCGGGGACATCGCGAACGACACGAATCCCTTCGTGGCGAGGTAGCCGAGGGGACCCTCGATCGGAAGACCACACGAGTTGACGCGCGTAGCGCGGAGCGCGTGGCCCTTGACAACGGGGAACTCTGCCATTTGGCAGCCCTCCTATGTTGTGGGTTGGTGACATGTCACGGCGGGCCAGTTGCTCCGCCTGGACCTGAACGTAAGAACGGGCTATGCAGGGTTGTTCGGAGACCGTCGGGCCTTGTACTCGGCGAACGTCATGTGGATCGGGAGGGGGTCACCGGTCGCCCGGAGAATGTCCGCCGTCGCGTGCCACTCCGCGTCCCATGCGATGTAGTCGGCGTACAGATCGTTCTGAACCATCATCTGGCCGAGGCGATGATCGAGGACGACCACCCGATCGGAGAAGTGATCGAGCTGGGCCTTCATGTCCGCCAACATCGCGTTGTCGGTCTCCTGGGCCGCCTTCGCCCGTTCGACCGAGGCCGCCTTCTGTGCCTGCCACCGTTCACCCAACTTGCCGAGCATTCCGGCGACGGTCTCGGAGGCTTGCGCGAGGAGCTTGATGACGTACCCGGCGACGATCAGACCGCCGATCCAGGTTGCGAACTGGGGGTACTTCGCCAGCTCGGTCAACTCATCCGGCACGATGCACCCTCCATCCATCCTCCGACACGTGTGCCAGAACCGTATGGAGTAGCGCGGCCACCGCCCAGGCCGTCCCCGTTCTCCATCCCTCCGTAGATTCGGCGGTCATCACATCGACGAGCGCACTGGAAGCGAAGATCGCATACAGGACCGCAATCGCCATGTGGGACAGGGCGGCCAGGGGGAGCCGTTTGAGGAACACCCCCACCGCTCCCAGGACGGAGAACACCACGAACAGCCATCCCGCGAGATGGATCGGGATGGCCTGGTCGACGGCGGAGATGATGGCGGATCCGTGGGTCGCGGAGGCGACGTAATCGAGGCCGCGGCTGAAGGACTGGAACAACAGTCCCGCCTGGATGACCGCCGCGCTGACGGCGGTCACCCGGAGGATCAGCCATCGGCGGTCCACCCATCGGGACAGAATTGTCATGCGCGATGGCGCCCTTCGTACTCCTCGATGCCGGCGGCACTACGGATCTCAGCCTTGGCGGTCTTCAGTCCCCGGTAGACGTCGTCCTCGTGCCAGCGGGAGCGGAGGACGTTGTTCACCTCGTCGATCGCGACCTGGGCCTGTTCCTGGACCTTGGACACCGGGGTTACCTTGCGGCGGACCATCTCCCCGGCGGGGACGCCCAGGAGGGCGGCCCCGCCGAGGAGGATCCAGGACGAGGTGTGGTCGGAGATGACTCCGCCGGTCACCGCCATGCCGAGGATGATGACGGCGTACGACTGGAAGAACACCCGGACCGGTTCGTTCCGGCGAAGGTCGCGGATCTTCCCGACGACCTTCGCCCACAACGCTCTCCCCCGCCCCATCGGTTACTCCTTCGCGCCCGTGTCGGCGTCCGCGCCCGGCTTGTCGGCCGCGTCGGTGTCCGCCTTCTTCGCCGGCGCCTTCTTCGCCGGCGCCTTCTTCGCGGCCGGCTTCAACTCGTCCAGGAGGCCCGCCTCGCGGGCGATCTCCTCGGTGACGATGTACGCCTTCCGGGACCCGGAGGTGTCGATCTCGATGAGGTTGGTGATCGCGGTCAGCTTCCGGGCGATCTCCCCACGGTTGTGGGGTTCGGGGGTGATGTGGGCGACGCCGTTCGTGACGACGACGGTGACTCCGCGGGGCATGGGAGGGTCCTTTCAGGAGACGGGGTTATTCGGACGTGCCGGGGACAGCGTCGGTGCCGGGGGTGAAGCTGGGGAGGAGCGCATACGCGCCGGGAGTGACACTTCCGCCTCCCGCGTTACCGTTCGGGAAAGCCGCCGAGGTGGTGATCGTGAACCGGTCGACTGCGGAATCCTGGGACGTCACCACGGGGACGAGGATCTGGGACGCCTGGGTGTACCGATCATTGCGCTGGTGATCCAGCACGTTGTCGACCTGGACGGCGGTCTGGAGGATCGCGATCGCCGGGGTGATGTAAGCGGTGTTGTACCCCTGACCATCCATGTACCCGCCGCCGAACGAGATCGGGTTGCCCAGCGCGGTCCGATAGATGGATCCGGACTTGACGATGACGCCCTTCCCGAGGAGGTACGTCGCCCAGTACGCGTTCAGGTGGACGACGCGGGTCCCGCCACCCATCGCCGTCTGGAAGTCGGCCACCGCGAGGACCTGTTCGACCGCGATCGACTCGGACACGGTCGGCTTCATTTGCGGGAGCAACACATTGAACAGGTAGCCCTCGACGAACATCGACCGCTTGCGGTCCAGGACGTAGGTCGCGGTCGCGGTCAGCTCGTCGTCGGTGATCGTCGGATCGCATTCGACCGGGGCCGTCAGCATGATCGGCTTGAACACCCGGTCGGTGTACGGGAACAGTCCCGGCCCCGGCTCCTCGGGATCGACGACGACGGCGCACAGGTCCGCGTCCAGAGAGATGACCGGGAAGATATCCATGTTGACGGAGTCACGGACGATGACGCCGCCGAGGATGCGGACCGGCGGAGGAACAGTAACGACGTTGGCGACCGTCAGGAGACCACCGACCGGCGGCGTCTCCAGGGGCGGGTCGTACTTGTACGGAGGGAAAGCCATTGGGGTCTCCTGGGTTTGGTTCTACTGACGACTGAAGGGGAGGGGAGTCGCTCCCCTCCCCTTCAGTCAGTGGTCACGCGCGAGGCGACTACGGGGTAGCCGAGACCCGCGGGCCGACCTGTCCGTGGACGTTCGTCGGGATGGTCAGGATCAGCGACTTGTTGCAGCGCTTGCCCACCGCGATCGCGTCCTCGACGAAGTAGCGGGTGTACCGGTTCAGCTGGAGCTGTTCCTTCGGGTACATCACGCCGAACTCGACGACGTTCGACAGCGAACGGAACCAGGTACCGGCCGGGTACAGGAGGATCTTGACCTCGGCCGGGTACTTGACGGTGTCGATGCTGCCGGGCAGGCCGGTGCCGCGGGTCTGCCAATCGCCCACGAACTGGAGGGCGATGTTGCGGGCCGACAGCCACGACAGGATCATCTGGTCGGTGACGGCCAGGACGTCGAGGCCCTGACGGTTCGCCATGTCCGCGCGGAGCAGCTCGAAGTACCACGTCGGGGCCACACCCTCGATGGTCGCGGTACGGCCGAGGCCCTTGTCGATGCGGAGGTTCGTCGCCATGAGCGCCAGCGCGTTCAGGACGCCGCCGGTACCCGACGGGCCGAGATCACCGAGGGACAGGGTCTTCGCGGTCGAACCGGTGACCATGTCGTTCACCGTCCGGCGCGACAGCGCGCGGAAGTGCTCGGCGGTGATCGACTTCATGAACCACTCGGTCAGCTCGGGCCAACCCTGGTCCTGGAGAATGCCGGCCTCGACGCAGTAGCCGACCGCGTTCAGACGGATCTCGCGGAACTCGTCGGGGCAGGGGATCTCGACGCAGTTCTTCACCGCGGTCGGCAGGCCCGTGACCGGATCGGTCGCCTCCAGTTCCGGCTCGGTGTAGAAGAACTGGAAGTCCTCGAAGATCTGGGTCAGGTCCGGCTCCACCGGCCAGCGGACACCACCGCGGCGGATGGACAGCTCCGGGAGGCTGATCAGGTCGATCGCCTCGGGGACGTCACAGAAGTCGTAGAGCTGTTCGGACGGGGCGCACCAGCCGCCGGCCGCAACCAGGGATCCGGCGGCGTCGAAGGTCGGGGCCTCCAGCTTGTCGACGGCGGTCGCGCGCTCGATCGCGGCGACGAGTTCCTGGGAGTTCTGCGGCTCCTCCAGCTCGCGGCGGAGACGGCCGAGGGTGATGCCGCCGTAGCCGCCGAGCTTCGGGCGCGAGGCGTGCGAGGTACCGCTACGGGTCACGCTTCCCGAGATCACCGAGTCGAGGCCGCGGGCGATCTCCGCGAAGCCGACCTTGCCGGGGACGTAGCCGGGAGCGCGCTCGTCCATCTCCCAACCCAGCTTGCGCTCGGTCTCGGTCTTGTCGATGTCCGCGCCCTTGCCGAGTCCGGCGAAACGCGTTGCGCCAGCGGTCACGCTGTCGCCCTCCTGATCCTCGTCGGCGGCCGTGTCGGCGTCGCCCTTGTTCTCGGTCTCGTCGGCGCCCTTGTCGGCGTCGGTCTTGGCGGCCTCGGCCTCGGCGTCCGCCTTTGCCTTCGCCTCGTCGGCGGCCTTCGACTCGTCGAGGGCAGCGAGGGCGGCCTGGGCGTCAGCGTCCGCAGCGGCCAGCGTGGCGAGAGCCTCGTCGACCTCCTTGACGACCTGGACCGTGAGCTTCAGCTCCGCGAGGTCGTCCTGGCTGATCGTGTTGGTCTCGGCGTACGCCGCGCGGATCTCTTCGGACCGTGCGAAGGCCGCGGCCTTCAGGTCAGCAAGACCGGCCGCGTCGGTCGGCATCTGTTCCGGCTTCTCGAACATGATGATGTTCTCCTGGTTAGTGGGGTCGTACTCGGGCCGACGCGGCGGACCCGGTCCGTAACCAGCGGACCGCCTTCTGTCATGACCCGGACAGTAAGAACCCCGTGTGCAAAGTGGATGCACACGGGGTCTCGGTAGGGGAGGGTCAGGCGCCGGACGCCTCGATGGGTTGTCCTGTCGTCGGGTCGATCTCGACCTGGTACGACGTCCCACCGCCGGCGCGGCGGATCTTGTCGGCGGCCTCCAGGGGGAAGTTCACCACACCCAGGTCCTCACCGTCGGGGCCGACGACCTGGATGACGTACGACTTCGACGGGGATCCCTTCGCGACAGCGCCATTCACGCGCTTACCGCCACACGAGCAACCCATGTCAGTTCCCTCCGATCGTCTTCAGGAGGGTGTCCGCCTCCATGCCGCGGAGGATAGCGTCAGCCTCCTCGTTGCGACGAGCGTCGTTCGCGCTGAAGATGACCTCGGCCTCCTTCCGCCGCGCCTCCTCGGCGCGCATCTCCGCCATGACCGCAGCGGCGAACTCCTTCGCGCTCGGGACCCGGTCCGCCGCGCGGCCGGGGCGCGGGGCCAGCGACGCGACGAGCGAGAGCTGGTCGTCCATGCCGTCGCCCGCGGCGGACGCGACGATGGGGAAGCCGGGGACGTTCACGGCCAGGGCCGCAACGAGTTCGAGGTGTCCGCCGCGCTTGCGCCAGTCGCCCGACAGCGGGGACTGGAGACCGGCGGTCACCGCCTCCTCGGAGGCGACGGGGTTGACGATGCCCGACACCCAGATCCCGTGCTCGTCTTCGCCGGCACGGACGAGGGCGAAACACGTTCCGGTGTCGTCGTAGTGGGCTACGGCCTTCTCCGCCGACAGCCGAGGCCCGGCGTGCCCGGTGTTGACGGTCAGACGGCCGACCGCCAGAAGACCCTGGGACGTCGTGACGTTCGAGGTGTGGAAGTGCTTGTATCCCGACATCGACCGCGGCGCCACGACGCACTGATCCTTGAACCCCGTGTGGCACGTGCCGAAACAGGCGAGGTGGCCGAAGACGCGGCCGGTCTCCTCGTCGTACTGGAGGACCGTCGGTCCGTCCAGCTCGGGGTCGGCGAACAGGGCCGGGTCGTACTTGGTGATTGCCGGCGCCGACGCGACCAACGACGCCTCGATCGACGCGACGCCGCGCGGTTCCCGTTCGGTGTTCAGATCGAGGCGGGCGTTCGCGATGGCCTGGACCGCGACGAGGGTCGCGCCCATGACCTTCCCGGAGGTGAAGGTGTCGAACACCTTCATGTCCTTGCCGTTCTCCTCCCAGTACCGTTCGAGGTCGGCGTAGGTGACCTCGTTCCCGGCCTCGTCGGTCATCGTCCACTCGACGTCGTTCAGGTCCAGGGACGGCTTGACGACCCCGTGCCCGATCAGGTCGGCGGCCTTGTCCGCCTCCTCGGTGTTGAGCATGTACCCCGAGCACAGGACCCGACCGTCCTCGACGCGGCCGGACTCGATGACGCCGACGACGTAACCGTTCATGTGCGCCTGGCTGGTCTGTTCGACCCACATGAGCGGGAGGGGGAAGTCCCGGAACGAGACCTCCATGTCGGCGGCCAGGAGGCGCCGGTCCTCGGTCGGCTCACCGAGTACGCCGAGCGGCTGGTCGGTGAAGGTGCGGTACATCTCCGGGGTGTCGACGTCGTCGGCCACGTTGTTCTCCTCTGGTGCTGCGGACGCGACACGTCCGACTCCGTTCGGGTCGTCGATGGCGCGGATCACGCCGTCCTCGGCCCGTCTGTCGATCTCATCTTGACGAGACCCCGTGCGGTTCTTCACCGTCGAGTCGCCTTCGCCGCGCTCGGTGTGCCGGTCGAACTCCATCGGGGAGGGTTCGTCGGCGGCCAGGACCGCAACCCGACAACGACAGTTGATGACCTCGTGGGCGGGTCCTTCGGGGTCGCCGGGGTACTCCAGTTCGGAGGACCCCACGGTGAACTTCGCACCGAGGGAGACGCGCTGTCCGTCGGCGGCGAAGTGGGAGTCTCGGGTCTTGCTGTCCAGCGTGCAGATCCAGACCTGTTCGAGGACCTCCTGGAGCAACTCGTTCCGGGTCTGGGCCGCGTCGATGGTCGCGGCCGACATCGCTCCACACGTCTCGGTCCGGGCGACGGTCTCGGCGCGCGAGGCCCACCAGGTCGACGCCTCGGAGACGGTGTCGTTCAGCGCGGCGGCCTGTTCGGGGATGGACAGGCCCTTCTCCAGTCCGGCGTCGAGGACGCGGGTCACCTCACCGAACACCGTCTCCGGGGTCCGGACCATCCGATTCTTCACCGCTGCCAGATAGTTCGAGGTGATCGTTCGGACGGTCGGGAGCGCACGGAGTCGCTGGGCGAACTCGTTCATCTGCTCGGCCTCGACACCGAGACCGGCGGCGACGAGACGTTCGGCCTCGGCGGCGCGGGCGGCGAACGTCTCCGACGACTCCCCCGGCCAGGGCATCGGCTCCGACATCGACAGGATCTCTCCGGTGTCCCCGAGGGCCTCGAAGGTACGGACCAGCTCCCACGAGTAGACCAGGCCGACACCGTATCCGAGGAACTCGTTCACCACCGACTCCCAGTAGAGGGAGGTGTCGAGGATTCCGGACGGGTCGATCGGAATGTCGTTGCCGGCGGCCGTGAGGGACACACCCTTGATCGACGCGAGGACGACGTGGGAGTAGTCCCGGTACGCCTTCACGGCCAGGGCATGGATCGCGGCCTCGGCCTCGATGTGGGCAACGATCGCCTCGGCCTTGCTGGACGGGTACATCTACAGCTCCACCTCTCGCAACATCTCCGCCGTCAGGGCGGGCGGCCGGTGCATCACGAGCGCATGGGATGCGACCGAGGACACCAGGGTCCGGACCTTGTCGACGTCCAGGTTCAGCGACATCACCACGACCTCGTCCACGATCGACTCCCAGCCGTCGATGGCTTTCCGTGCGGCGGTGATGTTCTCGGCGCGGCCGAGTTCGAGGTAGGCGAGATGAGGCGGGGCGTCCTTCACCGCGGCGAAGTCGGCGCGGGTCCGTAGCCGCTTCCCGGCCAGCTCCAGCGCGCGGTCGACGTAGGTCTTCACGATCGCGAATGTCGCGGCGGGGATGACGTCGACCGTCATCGCGGATGCCTCGATCTCGGGCGGAGTGTCGTTCCCGTCGGTAGCCTGGTCCGCCTCGTCGACCGCGATCTCGGCCTCCGCGGCGATGGCTTCCGGCTTGGTCAGGGTGACCGGGAGGAGGCCCGTGTGGGCGATCTCCGGGAGGCCGACGGTCTTCGCGGACTGGATCGGGTCGAAGCCGGCGCGGAACAGGGAGCCGACAGCGTCGGCCATGTTCTTCACCATCACCGGATCCAGGGCGGCCGGGGTGTCACCGTCGTCCTGTCCCGGCGTCGAGACGAACCCGAGGAACGCGCCGAGGGAGTCGATCAGGGCCGGGTCCTTCCGGACCGCAGCGGCGGCCCAGGCCCGCCAACTCTCGTCGGTATCCTGGTAGCCGTCATCGAGATCGAGGCCCATGTACTTCAGGTAAGCCTCGGCGGTGATCACGCCGCGGTCGTACGCCTCGTTCGCCTCCTCGCGCTGGTCCGGATCCTTAGTCAGGACCGACGCGTCGAACCACACGACGTACTTCGACGGGTCCTTCCCGATGACCTCCAGCGCGGGGCGGAGGATGTTCGCGGTGATCGCCTCACAGATCGTTTCCAGGACCGGGGCGATGTGGACGCGAACGTCGTCGTCGTTGATCTGCCACGCGGTCCAGTGGTTCGAGTTGTTGCCCAGGCCGAGGAGCCGTTCGGGCGAGATGTCCAGGGACATCGCCAGACGGCGGATCGCGTCCTGTCGGGTCTTCAGCGCGGTCTCGGAGACGTCGCTGTCGAACTTCAGGTGTTGGGCGTTTTTGATCCACTCCCCATCGGCGGTGACGATGATCGGGGTGTTCGCGGCCTGGGACGAGGGGTCGTCGATCGCGGTCGTGGCGACCTCGAACAGGAGGTCCTGGAGGTCGCCGGCGGACGCCTCGTTCGGGCCGTGGAAGACCGTCGTCCCGTCGGGGGTCTGGCCGGTCTTCGGCGGAGTCGGGAGCGAGAGCTGGGAGGGCAACAGGAGGATGCCGTTGCCGAGGAGGCGGGAGCGCGCGGCGGTGTCGATCTGGGCCGTCGCCCGGACGATCTCCTGGAGGATCGGGAGCGCGGTCTTGATCTGGGACGTCGGCTCCGAGTGGCGACGGAGATCCGGTTCCCAGATCTTGACGAGGATGTCGCGTTCCTTGTTGAACTCGTGCTTGGTCCCGTCGCCCAGAGTCAGGACGACCTTCGCGGCCTTGCCCGACCCCTTCACCTCGATCTCGTCGCGGGAGAGGGCCAGCCACTCCTCGGTCGGAACCGAGGAGGTGGTGATCGGGCGGATCGCGTCATCGGGGTTGTCGTCGGTCGCGTCCTGGTTCCGCTCGACGAGGGCCAGGTACCCGTAGCCGGGGACGGTGACGAAGCCACCCAACCGCTTCAGGAGTTGGGACTGGCCGGCGCGACCGCCGCCGATGTCATCGACGATCTTCTGGATCGAGAGGTCCTCGACGGCGCCGGTCGGCTTGCCGGTGTCGGGGTCGATCTCGGACGCGATCAGACGACAGCGGCCGATCGCCGCGGTCTTCCACCCGACGTAATAGGCGAGTTCGCCGACGGCCTCGGGGCCGTCTTCGAGGTGTGCCCAGGCGCGATCCTGCCACGACTTGTCCCGCCCACCTCCGGACTTCTTCAGGGCGACCCCAGGCTCCGGGAGCTGGGCGGCCGCCGCCGTCATCGCATTAGGGTCTTTCAGTCTGATCCTCGCCACGAGGGTCACGGTAAGGATCAGCGGTGCAACCAGGGGACACACGAAAGAACCCCCACCGTTGGCGCGGTGGGGGTTCGGATGACGTGGTTAGCGGGAGAAGGCGTAGGCGCCGGGGCGACGGATGGCGTCGTCGATATACGCGCGATAGGTGTCGATCTCCGACTCGGACGGTTCCGTAGCCTGTTCCCACACAAGCTTGCCATTGATCTTTACGTGGAAGTTCCTGGTGCCCTGGGGGTTGCGCTTGCGGATGACGTGGATTTCGTGGTCGCGGTAGGTGTCGATGAGTGCCATGTCGGTGTCCTTCGGTCGGTGTCCCTTGCGATGAACCTAGAATACCCACACCATGTGGGGTAAGTCAACTCCACCCTGGACATGAAAGAACCCCCACCGTTGGCGCGGTGGGGGTTCGGGTGGAGGTCAGGAGTCCTAGGTCAGTCTACGTCCTCGGTGTCGGTGTCGTACTTCGCCGCGATGAATCCGGTCACGGCGGAGAACACCAGGAGCATCGGCAGGAACAACCACCAGGAGAGGTCGAATGCCAGGGTCAGGTAGAGGGCGACGAAGGCACCGATCCAGATCGACACGCACCACGGGCACTGGATGAACGTCGCGATCGGGTTCGAGGGCTTGACGCGGCGGAGGATGGCCAGGCGGAGGGGGACGGAGATGTCGTCGTAGGTGAGGACGCGGGTGATCCGGTAGGTCGCGAAGGATCCGAGGAGGACGAGGAACAGGAGATAGGCGGTGTAGTCCATTTCCGCAGTATACCCAGATGGTCGTGTATGTTCGGTTCGTCTACCACCGAAAGGACCCTCCGTGGAACTGTATTCGTCTGTCGTCGGGATCGACCCGTCGCTGACCGGGTGTGCCGTCGCGGTCCTCCCCCGCCGGGCCGCCCGCGAGTTCGGGGACCCGATCCTCCACCTGACCAAGACCCGCGCGACCCCCGCGAAGAAGGGCGCCCCGAAGGTCGAACCGAGCTGGGCCGACCGACAGCGGCGGATCCTCTACGTCGCCCGGCAAGTGCTCGCCGTGGTCCCTCCGGAGGCGACGGTGTTCATCGAGGCGCCGGCGTACTCGTCGAACATGGGGTCCGCCTTCGACCGATATCGGTTGTGGGAACAGATCGTCGAACGTCTCCAGCGGCAATATTGCACCGTCGTCCCGGTCCTGCCGAACCACCGGGCGATGTGGGCGACCGGCGTCGGGAACCCCTCGAAGGAGGACGTCATCCGCAACATCGCCGCGAAGTTCCCGACCCTCGACATCACCTGGCGGGGCAAGGCCGACGACAACCTCGCGGACGCGGTCGCCCTCATGGCCCTGGGCGCCGACGTCGTCGGGGACCCGATCGCGCCGACGATCACCGACGGCGCGCGGGCGGCGGTGAAGTACACCGCGGAGTCGATGGAGTACAGCGCGAACGGCCCGATCACCTGGCAGACCCAGTTGTCCTCGTCGGGGAAGTGGACCGCGCCGAACCTCTGACTTGGGGAGTAGACAACCCCCACACTGTCGTGTATTCTCATTCCCAGAGGTTCGGAGGTACCGAACCGAGAAAGGGGTACACCATGTACCAGTTCATCATCGGCTCCGAGACGGTCTTCCAGTCGTCGGACGCGACTGCGGTCGTTGCCCGGTCGGAGGCCGAAGGCTTCCACCTCGTCACCGAGGTGGCCGGGGCATACGCCCTGGCCCACCCGGACGGGCGGACCGGCCTGGTCCGGATCGCGTAAGCGGTCAGGGTCGGGGTCTTCGGACCCCGACCTCCCCCACCACCCGAAGGAGATCCCCACCCGTGTCCGAGTGCATCGACCCCCGCCTCGATCGTCCCGCGTCGAAGTCCGCGACCTGTTTCACGTGCGACGTGCCGATGGTCTGGCGGTGGGACCCCGACGGCATGGGAGGATCTTGGACCGACACCGACGGTTCCCGGATCGGCGGGGAGACGAAGTTCTCGACGTGGGACGAACTCCTGGACTACCTCCGGGACAACGACATCGCGTCGTACGCGGACCTCTCCGCCCGCCACGCCCTGGGTCAGCGATTGATGCCCGGTCAGCACTGGCACCGACCGAACCTCCGGGACCTCCCGACCACCGCCCACGTACCTACCTGTTGCGCCTGGCCCATGCAATCGGCGCGCGACGGGTGGCGGTGCCGGGAGTCCCGGACCCTTTTCCCGTACCTCGAAAGGACCTGACCATGACCACCGCGGAGCTGACCCACGAGGACCACGTCGCCCGACTCCGAGAGTGCGCCACTCGCGTTCGGGCGACCCCGGACGGGCACCCGAACGCCAACATCGCCCTGGACCGTCTCGCCTACGCCATCCGGGACAGTGTCCTGGCCGGCCTCCCCCAGGAGGACCGGAAGATCGCTCTGACCACCGTCTGACCCCAGCTCCAGCGACACGACCCCGCCCGATTGGGCGGGGTCGTTTTGTATGCCCGCCTTGTCGTGTATTGTCCTGGACGACCCAAACCACCGGAAGGACCTAAATGTCTGTTCGCACCATCGGCCTCCTGTCCGCTATCGGACTCGTCGCCTCCGTCGTCGGCGCCAACTACGCGACCTCCACCTGGGGCATGGTCCCTGTCGGCTTCGGCTACGTCTCCACCGCCGGCACGTTCATCTTCGGCGCCACCCTCGTCACCCGCGACGCCGTCCAGGACGCGCTCGGGAAGTGGGCGATGTGGGGCGTCGTCCTCCTCGGCGCGCTCGTGTCGCTGGTCGTCGCGGACCCCGCGATCGCTGTCGCGTCCACGGCCGCCTTCGTCACCGCCGAGGTGTTCGCCTGGGCGGTCTACACCCCGATCCGGAACCGGTCGACGTTCGGTGATCGACGCTGGGCCGCTGCGGTCATCGCCGCCGCGATCGTCGGCGCGGTCCTCGACACGGTCGTGTTCCTGGCCCTCGCCTTCGGATTCGAGACCGTCACCCTCCACGCCGTCATCGGTCAGTTGATCGGCAAGGGCTACGCCGTCGCGGCCTACCTCGCGATCGGGGCGGCGTACCGACGGACCACGACGTGACCCTCTACTTCGCGAACCCCAATAGCGACGGTGCCCGTGAAGCGATGCGCGACCACCGCCTGGGATTCATCCGGACCCCGGTCCAGGGAAACGCCCGCCCCGAGGGGGCGATCTGGTGCGCGGATAACGGATGCTTCGGCAAGGGCTACCCCGGTGACGAGGGCTGGATCGAATGGCTCTCCAGCCTGGACCCCGAGGGTTGTCGGTTCGCCACCGCGCCGGATGTGGTTGGGGACGCCGCTGCGACGCTGGAGCGGTCCGCCCCGTTCTACGAGGTGATCCGCTCCCTCGGATTCCCGGCCGCCCTCGTCGCCCAGGACGGGCTGGAGGATCTCGCCGTCCCGTGGGACCGGATCGACGCCCTGTTCATCGGTGGGACGACGGACTGGAAGATGGGACCGGAGGCCGCCCTCCTGGTGAAGGAGGCGCGTCGGCGGGGGAAGTACGTCCACTTCGGCCGGGTGAACTCGTTCAAGCGGTACAAGTACGCGCACGAGATCGGGTGTCATTCGGTGGACGGGACCTACCTGGTATTCGGCCCCAAGGTCAATCTCCCTCGCCTCCTCGGGTGGGTCGACAAGATCCGGGCATGTTGTCCCGGACCGACCCACTGGTGACGACGACGACCCCGGCCGAAAGGTCGGGGTCGTTTTGTATGCCCTAGTTGACGTGTATTGTCCTCTCCGTACCGTTCGACCGAAAGGGCCCCCGTGACCACCCTGTTCGACCTCCACTCCGCCGACCCCACCCCGATCGACGAGATCGCCCGGATGACCCGACCGGAACGAGAAGCACGCGTCCGCGACCTGATCATCCAGTCCCACGCGATCATCGACGACGCGATCTTGGTACACGGCGGAGGTCGGGGCATCGTCGGAGAAGCCGTCCTGTTCTCCGGAGGCAACGACTCGACGGTCCTCGCCCACCTCGTCCGGGAGCGTGCCTCGTGGGCGATCCACGCGAACACCACCATCGGAATCGAGGAGACCCGTCAGTTCGTCCGCGACACGTGCGCGGCGTGGGGACTCCCGCTCCTGGAGGAGAAGCCGGACACCAGCTACCGGGACCTGGTCGTCGAGCAGGGATTCCCCGGTCCCGGCCATCACTTCAAGATGTACCAGCGACTGAAGGAGCGCGGCCTCCGTCAGGCACGCCGGAAGCTGGTCACCGACGGACGCCGCCAGCGCGTGGTGTTCCTGGCTGGGCGCCGCCGGGAGGAGTCCGCGCGGCGGGCGAACATCGTCCTCCACGAGCGGATCGACTCGGTGATCTGGGCGTCCCCCTTGGCGATGTGGACCAAGCTGGACATGAACACCTACCGGACGATGATGGGCGACGTCCCGGTGAACCAGGTCTCCGACCTGATCCACATGTCCGGGGAGTGCCTCTGTGGTGCCTTCGCCAAGCCGGGGGAGTTGGACATGATCGGTCAGTTCTTCCCCGACACGGCGGAGGAGATCCGGTCGATCGAGCGGGACGTCCAGGCCGCCGGGTGGACAGGCTCACATTGTCGGTGGGGTCACGGGGCGAAGGGGTCGGCCAAGCGGGACGACGAGTCCGATGAGGTCGGGATGCTGTGCTCGTCCTGCCAGGACCCGACCGGCGGGGAGACGATCGTCGCCCGGTAGCAAAGACCCCCACCTCGTCGAGGTGGGGGTCTTCGTTTCACATCCCGTTGATCTTCCGGCCGAACACCGACTGATACTTCCCCGACGGGGCCGTCTTCGTCGGGTCACCGATCCCCGACGCCGCGTGCCGCTGACCGACCGAGACCAGGTGGGTGTGGGCGATGACCGCCGCGGCCACCCGGTCCGGCTGGTGCTGACCCTGTTGCCAGGTCACCGACTGGGACACCAGCTCGGGGCACCGGCCGACCACGACGCGGGCGCGGCCGGTCTCGGCGGCCTGACGAAGGTGACCGGACCGGGCCACCGCGTCGCCGGTCCCTCGCCACTGGACGATCTTCGGACACGACCGGTCGAATCCCATGTCCCGCCACTTGTCCCGGACGGCCTTCTCGTAGGTGGTGCCGGCGGCGTACGCCTCGACGAGGATCACCGAGGCACCGATGTCGAACGCGAGCTGACACGCGACCCCGGCCCACTCGTCGGCGGTGAACTTCCCCGAGCGGTCATCGAAGAACGTCACGTGCCCGGTCGGCTCCCACTGGGCCGCGATCACGCCGGCCTCGTCGCCCTTGCCCGAGTCAGCGGGGTCGACCGCGACGACTCGGAGGTTCGGGTTCTCGGGCAGCTCCTCGACGGCGTTCTTCGTCCACCAGGCGCGATGGAACAGTCCGCCGGACGACGGCGTCGGCTGACCCTGATACAGCGCGGACCAGACACGCTCCCCGACAACGGTTCGGGTGTCGGCAAACTGTTTCTTCGTCCGGCCGCGGGCGGAGACCATCGCGACCCCCGGATCCCGGCCCAGCGCGTCGGGGACGCCGTCCTCGGAGACGGCCGGGATGTTTATGTGCTTCCACCGACGATCCTCGCGGGGCAGGGCCTTCTCCAGCTCCAGGATCTTCCCGGCCAGATCCTCCTCGTGCCAGCGGGTCTGAACCAGGATGATCGACGCCGTCGGCGCGAGACGGGTCATTGCCACCGAGCGGAACCACGTCAGGACCTTCTCGCGCTGGGTCTTCGAGTCGGCCTCGGCCATGTCCTTGAACGGGTCGTCGATGATGATGAGGTCACCGCGGCGGCCGGTCGTCGTGCCGCCGATGCCGACCGCGTTCAGGCCGCCGTCGTGGCCCTTGACCTTCCAGCCGTCCACCGCGCGCCGGTCGTCGGCGAAGGTGAACCCCAGCCGGTCCTTCAGCGCCATACCCGAGACCGGGTCCACGGCACCGGATCCCGCGCGTTCGATCAGCGAGCGCATGGTCCGCGAATGCTCCTCGGCCAGGCCGGCGGCGTACGTCGCGAGGATGATCCTCTGGTCGGGGTTGATCTGGAGGGCGCGGAGCGGCGCCGCGACCGAGCACAGGGTCGACTTCCCCTCCTGGGGCGGCATGGTGACCAGGAGGTTCCGGCGCGGCTCCCGGATGGCCCGTTCCACCGCCGCGCTGATCGTCGCGATCGCCGGCGTGATGACGAAGTGGGGATCGAGGGCGGCCATGAGTTCGGCGGGGCCGTCGTAGGAGTCGCGGAGATCCGCGCGGTCCTTCTCTCGGAGGAGGTGGTCCAGGAAGGCCGAGCGGCGCTCGTCGGTCCATCCCTCCGTGTGGGATTCGATCAGGGAGGCAAGCTGGTCGGTGGTAGTCATGCGAGGAAGGATATGGGGGAACGGTGTAGTTACCCCATCCGATGGTGTATTGTCTTCCATGACCGACCACGACC